AGATCGCCGTTGCCCTCGAAATGGGCCTCGAGATCGGAGTCCAGGGAATGCAGGCGCTCTCCGGCATTGCCGTTGTGAACGGACGCCCCACCGTGTGGGGAGACCTCGGAACAGCCCTCGTTCTTCGATCAGGAAAGCTCCAGGCGAAGGAGGAGCACTGGACGGTCGATCCCGAGCTTGGGATCGTGGCGACATGCAAGCTGCAGCGAGACGGGATCGTATTCGTGGGCACGTTCAGCGAAGCCGAAGCGAAGTCCGTCAAGCAGAAGACACGCAACGGCACCATGAGCCTCTGGGAAAAGGACACCTACCAGTCGTACCCGAAGAGAATGCTGATGTGGCGCGCGCGGTCGCTCGCCTACAGAGACGGATTCTCGGACGTTCTCAAGGGCATGTGCTTCGCAGAGGAAGCGATGGACATGGACGAGGGGCCGCGCGAAGTCGAAGCTATCATCGACCTCGACGAGCTCACCGACGCCATGCTGCTCCAGGAGACACCCGTCGCAGAAGAAGGCGACCGGAGCGCCGAGCAGGAGCTCCCGGCGACCGAGCCCGAAGCCGAGCCGGAGCCGCCGGCCAAGCCCGAGCCCGAGCCGCCGGCCAAGCCCCAAGGCCAGGACTGGCGCGCGTTCCGAGACGACGAGGTTGGAGGCCGCAGCAAGGCGTTCAAGGACCGCACCTGGCTCGAGATGTCCGAGGGCCCCAGGGGCGGAGGGCGCCATTCCTTCCTGGTCGCCGTGAAGTCCAAGGCGCTGGAGAAACCGAACGAACCGATGCACCCGTGGCAAGAGAGGGCCTTGATTACCCTCGACAGGATGGAGGCGGGCTTCGACGAGCCCCAGGAGAAGACGGCGGCGCCGCCGTCGTCGATGCCTGACTCGTCGGGCCTCTTCGCCTGACCCACGCCCCCGGGGAACCCCCTTGAGTGGAGCCTAGCCTTCGGGCTAGGCTCTTTTCATGGGCAGTTTCACCAAGCGCTTCTCGAAGGTCTGGTCACCCGCCGACGGCGAGATCACCACCGAACGCACAGCGGTTCGTGAGTGGCTCACCCAGCTCCGCGGGCGCGTCGAGCGACTCCACCGCGTGCTCAAGCGCAACTCGCTCCCCTACCGCATCCGAGAGACGCCCGGCGGCATCGGCTACCGGCTCAACGAGCTCATCCCGGCCGGGCGACTCGTGTTCTCGGCCACCGCCTCGCTCACGGCCACGGACGGCTACTTCCTCGAGCCGATCTCCCGCAAGGCGTACAACCGCGCCGGCGCCACGCGCAACCAGGGCCAGACGATGGCCCTCGATGCCGGCCTCACCGCGACCGAGGCGACCAAGGTCGAGCCCGGCGGCGAGACGTCGGCCTTCGCCAACCTCGTCGACCCCGACGCCACCAGCATCATCCACGGATGGCTGGTGCTCCTCCTGGCCGACGCCGGCGACAACGTTGGCGTGTCCACCATGATCGGCGGGTTCGCCAACCAGTGCCTCGTGGGCAAGTCCTCCGGCAACGTGACCATCGACCAGGTGACCACCACCGACGTCACCAACCGCACCCAGGTCGAAGGCGTCTCCGGCTCGCGCGTCACCGGACGGACGATGGAGGCGTTCACCGCGCCCGGCTCGAGCGGAGCACTCGGCAAGGTCGTCTTCGACGGCTCCTCCGGCTACATCATGCCCTGATGCCCGGGCGGACGATCACGCCCTCGGGCAAGTCCAAGGTCTTCAAGTTCAAGCAGCGCGAAGACCCCGACGCGGACAACAACCCCGGCCCCGGAGGCGACGACGAGCCGTACGCCTGGACCACGCCGCACTCCGAGAACCGAACCTTCTGGGTCTCCCAGATGTTCGGCGCCAACATCGACGACCAGGTGCAGGGCCTGAGCCCGGAGCTCCCCCTGCGCAACCTCTGGTACCTGATCGGCACCATCGGGCTCGAACCCGGGGATCTCGTCTACCTGCGCCTGGGAGAGCAGTACAACGCCGACGGGCTCGGCACCGCCAACCTATCATCGGTCACGATCGCCGCCGGCCCACCCGACGACCTCGACTCCGTGGGCACGACCGGTCACCTCGAGGACGGCCGGCCGCGCATCATCACCTCGCCCGGCAAAGCCTTCTGGGATCTCACCAACCTCGAGCTCCAAGGCGACGTCACCTTCCTGAACGTGGGGTTCGAGGCCGCCACGCCCGGCGCACCCGGCACCTTCGGCATCTTCGGCCAGAACGTCTCCGGCGCCGGAAGCATCGCGCTCGAGGGCTGCGCCTTCTGGGGCTACAGCTCCGGTGTGCACATCGAGGGCGCCCAGCTCGGCGTCACGCCCAGCTTCCACTCCAGGCGCAACGTCTACCTCGACTGCGCCGACGAGTCCGGGGGCGACTCATGGGGCTGCTACCTCGACTTCCTCACCGGCATCGAGATCATCGAAGACCTCTTCGATCACAACGGCTGGCACGAGGAGGGGTTCATCGAGCTCTACGGCGACCTCCGCGCAACCACGCCGATCGCGCGCAGCGCGCACAGCGGCAACCTCCACCTGGGCGCCGGCAACTCCGGCACCGTGAAGGTCGACCTTTCATACTCGACACAGGCCGGCTGGGCAGGCATCGAGATCCTCTGCCCCTTCACCCAGGTCAAGCGCAACGTGCTCGCGCTCAGCCCCATCGGCGCGATCCTCGGGCACACCGAGAACGAGCTCGAGCGGAAGCTCACCGGGATCAGCGGGGAGTTCCGCAACAACGCCATCATCGACGGAGTGGACCTCGACGAGGTTCCGGCCGCGCTCGACCGCCACGCCGGCTACGGCCTCTGGCTGGGCAACGTGAACACCGACGACGGTCTCACCGTGACCCAGAACGTCGTGAACCGCACCATGACCGAGTGCGGATCGGCCGTCGCCGTCTTCGGCGCGCTCGGCGTCGGCGCCACGAGCGTCGTCTTCACGTCCAACGTCATCCACGAGTGGACCCGACAGCTCCACTTCAAGGACGGCACCGTGGAGGCCGCGCTCGAGGGCTGGACCATCGACGCGAACGAGTTTCAGCAGCCCGCGGACTGGTCTCCCAGCAAGGGCTTCTTCCTCGTCGGGCACCAGGTCGCGCCCGTCGACGACCTCTCCGACGCTCTCAGCTACGGAGAGAACGCCTACTGGTCACCGAACAGCCAAGGGTTGCTCTGGGCCGTCCTCAACACACCGATCAACACCTACGCCGAGTGGGTCGCCACCTCCGGCGAGTCGGGCGACGGCACGGGAGGCATCTACGGATTCGTGCAGCGCACCTATCAGGACCCCAACGTGTCGCTCGCGTCCTTCCTCGCCGCGCTCACGGGCCTCCCCGCCGACGACCTCGACTTCATCGAGATCGCCCGCTCGCGAGAGCAGTTCGGCGCCGGCTGGAGAGACGACCTCGACGCCATCCACGTCCTGAACGCGCTCCGCGTGGGCTTCAACCTCCACACCCTGGCCGGCAAGGACAACTGATGGGCTTCGGCTTCGGACAGAACCAGGACCCCGGCACGCCCCCGCCGGCCGGCGTTCGCACCGGCCGCACGCCCGGGTCGACCATCCAGCAGGAGCTCGGCACCTCAACCGGATCGGCGCGTCACTCCGTCACCCGCTACTCCAAGAAGTCGTACTCCATCGGCAAGCCCTGGGATCACAAGGTCACCAACCGCATCGCGGCGTCCGCCCTGTTCGATGCGTGCGAAGTCATCGACACCGACCCGCCCGAGACCGGATGGACCGAGTTCATCCTGCACACCGACGCCAAGATCATATACGTCGGCATCGACGGCGACGACGCGAACGACGGCCTGTCGACCAACACCTCGTTCGCAACGCTCGATGCCGCCTTCGCAGCCGTCGAGTCGGGAGACTGGATCCTTGCCCAGAGGGGATTCGACATCGACATCGGATCCAAGTCGTACTCGATGCCGGGCGGAATCGACGCCGAGCACCCCACCCTCTTCGGCGCGTGGGGAGACAGCTTCGACCCCATGCCCCACATCCGAACGACCGCGGGGCTCGGGATCGTCTTCAACTCGGAGAGCCGCAACTTCACGGCCTACGTCGACATCCACTTCGAGGGCAGAGGGCACGTCGAGGAGTCGGACGGCTCGTTCGGAATCGCATTCCGAGGGGGGACAGGCCACCTCGTCGAAGGCTGCTGGGTCCAGGGCTTCGGGCACGGGATCAACTGCCGCAAGCCGGGCGTCTCGAACCTGACGGTTCGCCGCTCCGTCCTCCTGGACAACTGGACCGAGGGCATCTACAGCACGGACTCGCCGGCCGGCATCCTCATCGGAGACGACACCACATTCCACAACAACGGGCACTCCGCCGGGTCGCACAACGCCTACATCCTCGACACCAACAACCTGATCTGGAAGCGGGTCTGGTGCATTCAGGCTTCGCGCGGAAACGGGCTCAAGCACAAGCAGAACAAGTCCATGACGGTGCGCGACTCCATCTTCGCGCTCAGCCAAGCGGACTGCCCCGTGCACATCCAGGCGAACCAGCCCGAAATCGGCATCGGCAACCGGACCTACGACTGCCTCTTCGACCTCGCCGGCCAACCCGACGCGCCGCCCCCCGTGGAGTCTCCGCACCCCTCTGCGATCAACGGCCAGGTCGACTACGAGTTCCGGCGGAACATCATCCTCGCGGCCGCGCACCACACATCGGGGCAGCAGGCGCTCGCGCTCGAGAAGCCCTACATCCTCCAGGACGTCACGATCGCGGACAACATCTTCTACGGCTGGACGTCCACCGGAATCCGCGTGGCGCCGCAGAACGCCTCCCTCGTGTCGGGAATCTCGATCACCGGCAACTCACTCATCAACCTCACCAACTACGCCGCGGGCGCCAACTCGAAGATCGTCCAGGACTTGCTCGGAGACCCAGCCAAGGTCGTCTACTCGGGCAACCGCTACCACGGCGACGGCTCGACGCCGAGCGACCGACTCTTCGGATACGGCGGAGTCAACATGAGCTACGCCGAGTGGGTCGCAGCATCCGGCGAGACCGACTCGGAGCTCGTCACGGACGCAACTGGCGGATACCCGGATCCGACTCGCAACCTGAACAGGTACACCGTCGAGGTACTCGGGCTCGGGCCCGACGCGACGTTCAAGGACGACATGCTTCCGCTACTCCTGCAGCAGCGCAAAGGCAACTGGTCAACGGCGCTTGAGGTGCTCCCGGCACTCAACTACGTGCGTGCCGGATTCAATCTGGTCGCTCTCGCGCCATAGCGCGCAACTCGTAGAGTGTTTCCTTCTGCGTGCGCTCAACCGCCCGGTTGTGAGCATTCAGATCAGCGCGGAAGCCCGAGAAGGCGTCTACCGCATCCTTCAAGGCGTCGATCACCTTGTCCTGTCGACGCATCATGCCAGCGACGATGTAGACGAGAACGGCCCAGCCCCCGAGTCGTTCGACCCACTCCATAGCTTCCATTCAGCCAACCCTTTCGAGAGTCAATGTGAAATCGTTGGTGCCGATGCTCACCGTCGTCGTCCCGTCGAGGCACGCCATCCTGCACCGGATGATGTCGGTCGCGTTCAGCGACACCAGCTCGGGCGAAAGCGAGGCCGTGCTGCCCTCGCTCGCTCCGAGCACCCGGACGTAGGAACGCGCTCGGAACCCGGGGATGTTCGCGAACGACCCAGCGCCGAGTGGGTCTCTCTGCACCCTGAACTCCACGACATCGCGCGTGCCGGCGGAACCCGAAGGACTTCCACTGAACCCGATCTTGTAGAGGCCGGTCGTGTTGATCGTCACGTTCTCGGTGTTCGTCGAGGTCGAGTGCGTGAAGTCCGAGTCCTTGAAGTCCTCGGTGGCGAGGCCGATGACGACGGGAGTCGTCGACGAGGCGATCGTCAGCACACCCGAACGTCGGAACTGTGCGATCTGCAGGAGCTCGCGCTGCGACTTCGGCACCCAGTGCGTGCCGTTCCACTGCCACAGGTCGCCGGTCGCCGGCGCGTGCGACACCATGTCGACGTCAGCGTGCGCGGTCACGTTCGCGTTCGGCGCCATCGCGAGCAAGCTCAGAGCGACCGGCTGGAATAACCCGGCGCCGTGATAGAGGACGTCGCCGGCCGCCGCCGGGCCGAGCGTCACCGTGTCCACGTCCGACAGGTCGTCGAGCTCGAGGAGGCCGATCAGACTCTGCGCCGAATGTCCGCACCACGCGATCACGCCAGCATCGCTCGTGCCGTTGGAGAGCAGCAGGATCATGTGCCCCTGACCAACCTCGAGCGTCGTGTCCGCGGCGTCTCCGAGCCAGGTCCAACCGGCCGGGTAGACGAGCGTCGTTGCCGTCGTCGAGGGCGGGCTAACTACGAGGATGTGCCATCCTCCTAGCGTCACGTTGCTGGACGCGGCAACAGTCTGCGTTCCGCCGCCTCCGCCCGTGTTGAAGATCGTCCTGTTGCTCGCGCCCCAGTCGATTCCAGACCCGTCGGTTATCGTCCCGATCGGTCCGCGCAACTCGCCCGACACGTCCATCGAGCCGTCCCCGAGAACCTTCGCAACCGTGTTGCCCAGGCTGTCGAGGAAGGCGTGCGAGACGCCCAAGGCACCGCTAACGAGCGCCTTGGAGAAGTTCTCGCCGCCCCTCTGGTTGCGCGCAACTCCGCTCACTCGATCGGCTCAGTCTCGCCTTCTCGCGGCAGGAACGGGCGCACCGCGGCGTAGGTGCGCACCAAGTACTTGAAGTCGTTGTCCTCGTCGAGCTTCTCGTGAAGCTCCCCGCGCGTGTAGCCGTCCACCTCGTCCATCATCATGTCGAGCGTGGCGTGGTCCACCTCGTCGACAGGATGCTCTCCGAGCAGGCTCTTGACGGTTGCGCAACTGAACAGCGGCAACACCAGGAACAGGGCGAGTACGGTCTTCATTGTCTACTCCGTGTCATGAGGTCGTAGGATTTCTTGACGGGCGCAACCTCGGGTGCGTCACCGCCAAGGAGCTTCATCAGGTTCGGAATGTCCTTCGCCGGATTCGGCTTGTTGAACACGACGTCGGAGAGACCGGCGAAGTACTTTCCGATCCGACGGTAGGCTTCGCTCGCGCCCGTTTCGGAAGGCGCACCGAGCTTCTGGTAGACCGCGTAGAAGAGGCCCGGGTCCTCCACGTCGTTGTCGCGGATCTTGCGGTCCATGTACTTGATCAGCCCGCGGTCTTCGGGATCCGACATGGCCGACAGGAGCAGGCGCTCGTACATGAGCGGATCCATTGCCTTCGACCGCGCCGCCTGTTCGATCACAAGCCCGGGACCGGAAGCCCACCGCTCCGAAGTCGTGACGCCAACCCACAGGTCGATGAGGTCCGATTGCAACTCGGCGGGCTGGCGCGCGACCCACTTGCCGATCGGTGTCGAGTGCTCCGGCACGTCCAGGAGGTCGTAGCGCCCGTCCGCGTTCAAGCGCAGCTCGACGTCGCGAGACAGGTTCAAGAGCGGCTCGCGGAACTGGTCGAAGCCGGGCGTCATCTCCTCGTTGCGCGTCCACTGAGCGTAGGCTTCGCGCTGCATCGAGGCGTAGGCGCGCGCGAACAGCTTGCCGGCGAGCTCCTGGCGCGCGACGTCCTCGTTCGCCGGCCCGAGGTTCGGCGCCATGAACTGGCTGATCATCGCGCGGCCGAGCCCAGACTCCGAGAGCACGTCGTTGTAGGGAGACGCCTTGCGCAAGTTCCAGACCGTGCCGAACGCCGCTTCGGTCATACGCTCGCCGGCCGGCTGCTCGTAGATCGGCTCCATGCCCGCAGCCCAGTCCTGGAAGCTCTGCCCCGCGGCCGCCTCTGCCCAGCGCCGCGCCTGACGCGAGAAGGGCATCGTGGCCGGGTTCAGGAAGGGCACCGACCCCGTGAGCTCCTCCACGGCACGGGCCGCCTGCTCGGTCGCCGTCCGCTTCCCCAGGCCGCTCACGAAGTCGCCGACGAGCGTGATGGGCGAGAGCATCACATGGGCCTGGTAGCCCATGAAGTTCCGGTTGAAGGCCCGCACGTTCTCCATCGCCGACCTGTTCGGGACGGCGCCGAGGTCGTGCCAGGCCCTCTGGAGAGTGCCGATCCCAGGCGCCATGTCCGCGAGGTCGGTCGTCTGCGTGCGCGCGCCCTTGCGCGGGCCCGGGGCGAACAGCCAGTGACGGAGCAGCGCTCGCTGCGCAGCCTGCCCGAGAGCGACCGGGATCCCCGCCGGGCCGCGCGGCTTCGGAACCGACTCGAGCGCCCGATACATCGCCTCCGCTTCCTCGCGCGAGAATCCCAGAGCCTCGTACCCGGGCGTCGAGTCGATCGCCTCGTAGAAGTCCTGCTCCTCGTCGGGGTTGTCCGCGAACATCCGAAACAGGCCCTCTTGCATGATCTTCACGAGCGCGTAGATCCCGAAGGCCGCCTGCGGTCGCGCGACGGCAGCCCAGAGCATCGTGGGACGCATGTTCTGGCTGTAGAGCTGGAACGGGTTGGCGAGCGCGAAGCGTGCCGCCTGCTTGATGAAGGGGTGGCGCTCCGTCTGGCGCACCAGCGGGCTTGAAGCGATCGCGAATCGAGTCGACCACCGCCGGAGCAGCGGCGACGTGTTGCCGTAGTCCGCCGTGCCCTGCGCCGCCCAGGTTGCCGCCTTCCTGATGTCGGTGAAGCGCCCTGATCTGATCGCCGCAAGGGTGGCCGCGTACTTGAACCCGAGCTCGGTGAGCGCGTACGCCTGGTAGAGATCCGCGCCGGCCTGGATCTTGGCGCCCATGTTCATCCCGCCGAACGCGCGGATCAACGCCGCGTCGACGCGAGCCGTAGACCCCGCCATGTTCTCCTGGTAGGCGAGCATCGCGTCCATCGAGTCGAGAACGACGTTCTGCCCCTTGCCCTTCGTCTGCGCGCGGATCATCGGCTGGAACATCTCGCCGGCAATCGAAACGTCGAAGGCGGTTTTGCGGAACGTGCCTCCGGTCAGAATCTCGGCCGCTTGCTCGAGCTGTTGCACCGCCGCCCAGTCGCGCAACGTCCAACCGCGCTCGAGGAGCTCCGGCGGGACCACCGTTCCGCCGCGGCCGGGCTTGCCGATCTCCCACCACTCTTCGGCCTTGATGATAGTCTTCCAGGCGTCCGCGTAGTGCCCCTTGCCAGTGAAGACCGACCGCACGAAATCACCGATGTCGGCCGCTCCCCACAGGTGGTTGGTCATCACCGAGGAGCCGATGTTCAGACTCCAGTGGACCGGGTTCTGAATCGTCACCGAACGGCGCCACCAGCGGGAGAACTGATCGAGACGCTTCCCGGCGTACTCGACCACATGCCCGCTGTCGGCCGCGTTGCGCAAGCTCTGGACCGATGTCGGGGCGTCGTAGAAGTCGGAGAGCGCCAGGTCGATCTCGTCCACGAGCTTGAGCGGAAGCACCAGTCCGGGCTCGCCGTTCACGCCCAGGTAGGCGTCGAGCAGCTCGACCATTTGCGGCGTGCGTGGGCGCTGAGTCCCGGTCGGTTGCACGCCCTCGGGCGCCATCGAGTTCTTGATGCTGGACAGGAAGGCGTGCAGGCGCAGCGAGGCGCCCTTGACCCGCCACTTCGAGAGCGGGTCGTATCCGTCCTTCCCGCCATCGGCCCAGGCACCGACGGCGTACGAATCCTTGGTCCACGGCACCCAGCCCTTCGCCTCCGACCAGGGCACCGCGTAGCCCTCGCTCTTGAGACCGTGCAGGATCTCCAGCACCTCGGCAACCTTCCCCTCCTGCGCCGCGGCCGAAGGGAAGACGACGAAGGGATCCCAGATCCGCTCGGCCCAGCCAGCCGGCTTCCCCGCCTTCCGGCTGATGTCGTGGCGCGGGATCATGAAGCTCGCGTCACCGGAGCGCATCTTCTCGTAGTTGTCGCGCTCGACCTTCTTGTTGTAGCGCCGCGGAACCCACTGAGACTCCCAGCGCGCGAACTGCGCGTCGGTGATCGCGCCCAGGTCGCGGAGCGCAATCCCCATCTCGTTCGCAACGGAGACGTACTGCTGCGCGACGTCGAAGAGGTAGCCGGTCCCCTTGCCGTACCGCTGCTCGACGTCCTCCGGCCCCTCCATGTGCTTGAACGCTCCGCTGTCGACGAGATCGTGCAGGCGCTTGCGGTCGCCCATCGTCGGCATTTGACCGCCCCAGGCGCGAGTCCAGTTGTTCAGGACATGGTGCATCGCCGCCATCAGGTTCGCGTGCCGCGTCTGCGCCGGTCGGATCACGTCGCGCACGGCGTCCTCGATGCGCTCCGCGACGGCCTCCTCCATCGTGTTGCCCTTCCACATGCGGCCCACGAATCGGTCGCTCTCCACGAACATGCGCCGCATCCGCCGCGGCATCTTCGGAAGGAGCGCGTTGTAGATCGTGCGCACGCGCCACTTCTCGGAGCCGGGCATTTGCCAGGGCTCTCCGCCCCACTCCCCGAAGCGGCCGCCACCCAGCGCCATCGAGATCGGGTCGAGCGAGTAGAGCATCGTCGCCTCGCGGCTGTCGACCCCGGCCTTCTCCGCGAGCTTGGCGAAGGCGTGGGCGAGGTGCGTCGCCATCTTCGTCGGCACGTCCGGGCGCAGGAGCCCGTCGTCGCCGAGCATCTTGTGGCGCTCGAGGCGTCGGCGCGTGCCCTCGGGCAGCTCGCCGGTCGAAGAGTCCATCACGTCGACGGCTTCCAGGTACGCCTCCACGGCGTCGGCGAGCTTCGCGTCCCCGGTCGAACGCGCGTAACCGCGGATCGCAGAGCGCGCCAGGTCTTGGTACTCCTGGGCCGCCTGCACGTCCTCCTTGCTGGCCCCCTCGATCACACCGCTGGCGAGCTCGTTCATCGCCGCCTGAGCCTCAGCCATCCTCGGCAGGACGTCAGGCCCGACGACGCCGAGGGCCTGGAGGCGCTCGAACACCTGCTCCGCCTTGTACCCGAGGGTCTCGAACATGCGCACAGCTCGCAGCTCCGGCGAGGGCGCGCGGCTCAACAGCACCTCGAGGGCACCCTCGGCCGACTTGGCGGCACGCGCCTCGTCGGGGTAGAGCCTGTGGGCCATCCGCAGGCGTTCGGCGTCGGTCTCCGGCAGGTCGATGTACCCGGCCTCGAACCCTTCGCGCTCCTGCTCCACCTCGGCCGCCTCCTGATCGGCAGCCAGGTCGTCGGCCAGGTTCTCGTACCCGGCATCCCCGGTGGCGTACACGGCGCCACCGTCCGCGGCGCGCTCGATCGCTTCGAGCAGGTCGTTGATGTCGGAGCCCTCGCGCAGGTAGCCCTCTTCGACGAGGGCTTCGCGCAGGTAGTCCAGCGACTCGGCCCCGCCCTTCTTCCGCAGGAACCCGGGAAGCGTAGCCTCCAGGCCGATCTGAGCGCCTCCGGCGCGCGGCGAGCGGCGCGACCCGGGGGTGTCGCCGTAGCGCTGGCGCAGGTCGCCCACCGCGGGCTCCTCGGAGTCGATGTTGATGCCGCCGCGCTCTCGAATCCGCGTGATGATGTCGGGCGGGTTCTTGTCTCGCCACCGCTTGTAGTTTGCGGCGGCCTGCTTGCGCCTGAACTCGCTGGCCTCCTCGCGCGCGAGCTGCTTGAACACCGCCTCTTGCGGACTCAGGCCCGCGTACGCCTTCTGTTTCTCCGTGCGCCGCGCCCGCGTGGCGATCTCCCCCGGCGACATGGCGTCGAGGCGTTCCTGGGCCCGCTTCTTCGCCGCCTGGATCGGCCCGAGGGTCGGCCCCTTCTTTTTCGGCTTCGCCGGCTTCGCCTCCGACAGATCCTTCTGGCGCGGCTTCTTGCCCACGCCAGAGGTCGGCGGAGCGACGGCCTCGCCGCCCTTGGGGAGCTCCGTTCGCTTCCCGCGCGAGCGCGCCTGTTCGGCTGCGATCACGGCCTCGCCGCCGGCCTCGGCCTCTTCGCTGGCCCCCTCGTACTCCAGCGTCGGGCCGTCCTCGCGGTCGGTCTGGTACTGGTTGCTGTACCCGGCCACGCCGTTCGCCTGAGCCATCGCGTCTTCGAGCGAGCCCCAGACCTTCGTGTTCCCGACGCGCTTTCCGCGCAGGTTGCCCGTCGCGTGCTCGATCGTGAACTGGTACTCACCCTCGGCCGTCGTGGGGCGGCGGCGGATCTGGTACTTGCCCCCGCGTTGCAGCCAGACGTTCGCGCGCGGCGTCAGCGAGGTCACGAACTTGCCCCGGTGATAGCGTCCCCGCTCGAAGAACCCCGCCATCTCCTCGTTCCGCGCCGCGCTGCGCTTCGGCGGCGCCTGTTCCGTCAGCGGCTCGGGCGTCGGGTCGACGAACTCCTCGACGGGCGAGTAGTCCACGTCCTTGAAGTAGGTCGGATTCGCGGCCCGCAACTCCTGGAACCACTGAACCAGGCCCTCGAACTCCTTGCCGGAAGGGTCGACGGGGTGCGCGGCATCGTTGATGATCGAGGTCAGCGTCTTGGCGACGAACGTGCGCTGGTCCTCGGAGAGCCCCTTCGACAGCGAGTGGAGGTCGCGGCCCGCGTAGGCGGCGGTCGTGCTCATGAAGACCATCGCGTTCGCCAGGGCGTCCTCGCTGGCGACGTGCGAGAACATCGCCATCACCTGCTGCATCGGGGACAGCTCGTCGAACCCTTCCTCGCGGGCGGCGGAGGCGTAGCCCCCGAACAGCGCGCCGACCCAGCCGGCGTCCCAGGCCCGGAGCACGCTCTCGGCGACCTTCGCGTCCTTGAACATGGCCCGCGCCTGTTTCTCCAGATCCACGCGGCCGCTCGGCAGGGACGAGATCAGGCTCTCGAGGTACTGGGGGGCGCCCGTGGCGTCGAGGGCGCGCAGCGCGTCCACGCGACGGTGCATCTTCATCGTCAGGAAGTGCAGCGGCTTTCCGACCTTGGATCGAGAGGCCCAGCCCAGGAAGGATCGGGCGCCCCCGGCGAGCTTCCCGAGACCGGCCTCGGCCGCGGCCTCGCCAACCCCCTGAGCGACGGCCTCGCCGGCGCCCTGGTCGTTGACGATCGCGGAGCGCATCAGCTCGTAGATCACCTCCTCGGAGACGTTCCGCGCACCGAACCGGACGCCCGACCAGTACTTGCCCAGGCTGTCGGCGCCGGCGAAGCCCGTGGACTTGACCAGGGCCCCGCCGATGCGCGCCGCCCCGGCCACCGCCGGCATCTTCGACTTGGAGAGCCCGGAGGCGATCTTCCCGCCACCTAGAGCCACGCCCTTGTTCACCGCAATGAACTCCCCCATCGCGATCCCCATGAACGCGGCCTTCTCCCAGAAGGTCTTGTCGAGCTCGCCGTCGCGCTGCAGGGCGACCAGCTCCTCGAGCAGAGCCCGCCGGTGCTCCGTCCGCTGGAGGTTGCTCACCGTCTTCTCGCGCCAGTCGGGGCCCTCGGCCAGCCGCGGGAGCCAGGGAATCTCGCTCAGGTCCGGGAGGTCGAGCGGAACCTCGTAGTCCTCCCCCTTCTCTCCGAAGAGCTTGGGGATCTCCCCGGTGATCAGGCCCTCGTGCGCGAGGTTGCCGGAGCGCGGGTGCACACCGGAGAACGCCTCCCGGATCTCGTCGCGGTACTTCGAGTAATCGGGGATCGCATGGGGCACGCCATCAGCGACCGCCCATCGGGACCCGTCCGCGTCCTCGAACAGCGGCGACTCGTAGACCTGGCGCCGCCGGTTCGACTCCCCTTCCTTCCCGAAGGCCGGTGCGTTGAACACCTCGTCGGGGAGCTCGTACTTGTTGTCCGCCGAGCCCCAGAACCCGGCTTCGATCGCGGCTCCGTCCACCACGCGGCCGCGCTTGTAGTCCTCCCACGCCTTCGAGGGGCCGGAGACCGACAGGCCCTTGAGGGCGGATTTCAGGGCCGATCGCCGCCGGAGGCCATCCAGCCCGCGGCCGGCCGCGTCGAGCTCCCGTAGCTCGCCCTGGACCGCCTGCAGCTCGCTCTCGATGCCCTGGACCTGGCCGATGGAGCCGAGCCCGCTCTGACCCAGCACCTCGAGCTGCCCGTTCAGACCCTCGATCTTCTGCCGCGCCGCGGCGCGCCGCTGCTCGAGCTCGCCGGTCTCCTCGAGCCGAGAGAAGTCCAGCTCCCGGAGGAACCGCTTGGCGTGCTTCGAGAACTGCGGGTTGAACTCGTTGGCCTGCAGGTACCCGGCCCACTGAGCCGTCGCCTGACCAGCGAGCGCCTTGCGCTCCGGGTTCTCGGTGGTCAGGAACTCGGCGTGCGCACGCAGCCCGGCGTCCGCAAGCTGACCGAAAGTCTGGGGCTCCTGCGGCATCTCACGGCTGCTGCAGGTACTGGAAGAGGGCCCCGAAGCGGTCTTCGGGTGCTTGCTGGGGCGCGGGAGCCTCCAGCGGCGCCGGCGGCACGAGCCCGCCGAGCTTCTTCATGTCGCTGGACGTCATGTCCGCCATCGGGTCGAGGCTCTTCGCGGCCGCGCCCATGCCCATCCCCGCGCTTCCGCCGACCACCTGGTTCAGCCGCTGGAAGAACTCCTGCACCTGCGGGGCGAGCGCGCCGAGCAGGTTGGGGTCTGGCTCGCCGGTCTGCGGGTTCAGCGGCGCCCACTGTGCACCGTTCGGCCCGTTGACCCACGCTCCGGGGTTCTGGGAGAGCATCGCGTCGAGCATCCCCGGGTTCACGCCCATCCCCGCGGCGATCTGCTGCGCATCGCCCATCGGCGCCGACGAGGAATCCGGCGCGTAGACCGTCCGCGGCTCGGCGGACACCTGCTCCTGCTGCAACGGCGAGAGGTTCTGCTGGGTCACGCGCTGCCCACCCATCAGGCTCAGGGACCCGCGCATGTCCTTCTTGTACCGATCCTCGGCCTCGAGCGGGCTGTCGGCCAGGTCTCCGATCCGCTCCTCCACGATGTCGAGCGCCAGCGGGTCGTATCCGACCGAGGCCAGCCACGAGCTGAGAACCTCCTGGTTCACCACCGGGATCTTGCGGGGCTTGGCGAGCTTCGCCATGTCCTTGCCCTTGCCCGGGTAGTTCTTCTCCCACGCGTCGTCGCCCCACGCGCTGATCCCCGGGATAGCGAGGTCGGGCACGAATTCCATCTCCTCGATGAGCCCGGACTTCTTGTCCGTCATCAGCCGGAGGAAGGAGTTGCCGATTTCCTGCCGCCTCTGCTGCTCCTGCGCCGCCTGCTGGGCCTTCTGCTCGATGCCTAGCCTCGCCATCGCCGCGCGCTGCGCGCCCTCCTGGGCCAACAGGCGGCTTCTGGCGTTGTAGTCGAGCTCGGACTGGGATTCCCGGTCCTGGCGGTCCATGAGACGCCCGGTCAGGCCCGACAGGAAAGAGGAGGCCGTGTCGTAGATGCCCTTTTCGGCGGCGCCAGCCCCGGCGAGCGCCTGCATGGACCCAGACACGGCCCCCTGGGCGATCTGCGGCTGCGCGGCCGGAGCTCCGTAGTACCTCGTAGGGTCGACAGGCATCAATAGCCCCCGTACTCGGGCGGGCCGTACGGCTGCCCACCGCCGACGTAGGCCCCGTTGTAGCCCCCATACCCGCCCCCGGCGTAGGGATTGGGAGCCGGGGGCCCGTAGGTCTGCTGCTGCGGCCCGCCGCCCCCGCCGCCGCCCTGCAGGAGCCCGGCGAGCGGTCCCTTGCCGGCCGCACCGAAGAGTCCCATGCCCTGCAGGCCCAGATTCAGAAGTCCGCCCAGAGCCCCCAGGCGGTTCTTCTTCTTCATCTGCTTGTACATGAGCTGGTTCCAGTACTCGGTCTGGTCGAGCTGGTCCTGATAGTCGACGGATCGCTGCATCGCGTCACCAACGCCGGCCAGGTTCGAGGCCACCGCCCCCGACTCGCGCGCGCGGGACCCCGCCAGTTGCCCGCCGAGCATCGTCGAGAGCTGCTGACCCTGCTCGGCCATGATGAAGCCGGCCTGGGTCGGGTTCACGCCGTTCGCGCCGAGCGTCTCGCGCAGGCGGCGCTCGTTCGCCATCGAGGCGCCGGCCGCGCCCTCCGAGAACGCGAGGCGCTCCTGCTCCGCGCCGCGGCGAATCTCGTCCTCGACGCCCATTCCGAGCCGCGCGTAGAGGTCGGGCCCGAACGACTGTTTCCACCCACCGGCCCCAATGTCCAGCGGACCACCACCCGTCAGGTCGCGGCCCCGATAACGCACCGTGCTCAGGAAGTCTCGAACGCTCATAGAACGATGATGTCCACGCCTACCTCGCGTTCGCCTTGCTCGACGACTTCGAGGCCGATCTGGTCGTAGTTTTCGAGGTGCACGTCCGTCGAGGACGCCCCTACGATATCCCCCGACTTCACACCCATGAAAGGCAAAGCCTGGACGATCAGCGAGAAGCTCGTATCCGAGGGCCTCAAAGACCCGATGTCCCGGAACTTGAACGGCGGCCCCTCGACGTAGTTGCCGCCCGACGGCGCCGTGCCCTTGGTGGCGAGCGCGGCCTCGTCTAGCGTCTCGTAGTCGTCGATCGACAGCCCCGCGCTCTGATCAGCGAAGACGAGCGAGGCGGTCGTTGGGGCCTCGTACTCGAGCCCCGGAGGCGCCGTCGCCACGAGACCCGCGGCGTTCCCTGCGAGGTGCGGAAACCACTGGGAAAACCTGCCGTTGAGCATGGGGAAGAGCTGCTTCTCGGTCCGACCGGTCGGGATCGAGAACGAGAACCCCTCGATCCTGGCGATGTAGTCGGCGGTCGGCACCAGGGGCCCGGACGTCGAGTCGTTGTCGAACGCCTGGAACATGACGGGGGGGTCCGTCTCGAATTCCTGCGTCACCTGAACGTCCTCGAAGAACACCGGGTCCGCATTCGACAGGATTCCCGTGAGGAGCGAGTTCGTCGCGTCCACGTTGTCCATATCGCCGTCGCGCGCGCGGTTCGAGCCCGGAGAGTCGCCCTTGTAGGCCGCGAAGACCGCGACCGGTGGGCGCCCGAACAGGAGAGGGATGCCGCGGATCACGATTCCGTACTGGACCTCCGTGATGCCGTTCCACGCCTCCACCTTGTCGCTCGAGGCCAGGTGACGCAGCCCCATGACGCCGAGCCGCACGCCTGGCGTGATGATCCGGTAGCGAACAGGCCCCGGCCGCGCCACGTAGTCGCGCGGGAGCGAGTAGCTCACCACGTCCCAGATGCGCCCCGGCCCGTCCTTGGTTCCCTCCGCCCACCTGTCGACACCGCCGGCCGGCGCGATCTTGAGCTCGATGGCCTCCTCCGACTGAGGCCATCGCGACACGAAGGCGTTGAGGCTGAACGGGTCGAGCTTGTGAGCCTCGATCGAGCCCGGCGCCAGCACCGCGCCGTCGACGGAGTTGGCCGGGAACCGAACGCCCCCGTTGGCGACTTCGCGAAGCTCGAGGGCAACCTGGAGCGCGAAGGACTCCAACGTCTGCTGGGCAACCTTGGAGTCCCACTCCTCCGGCAGATCGTCGAGCGTCATCGGAATGCCCGAGGCCGACGTCTCGCCGCTATTCACCACGCCTCCGTCGCGAACGGAAGCCACCTGGCTCGCAACCTCCGAGGCGTCCTCGGCGTCAGGATCGCCGGATGGGCGTGATAGGTTCACGTCCACGATGTCGGCGCCGGCCGCGGCGCCCAGGAGGTTGCCGTACTCCCCGCCACTCCAGTCCTGATCGGGATACCTCTGCGCGAGGAACGCCTGCGCTTCGGCCTCGCTGATGCGGCCGTCGCGCACGAGAAGGACGACGAGGTTCAGGTCCTGGATCGACTCGACACTCGTCGCGCGCGCCGCATCCAGAACGCCGGTGTCGTAGAGGTAGCCGGGAACGTCCACCAGAGGACTTGAGCGGCCCCCCTTGCTGCGCGGTCGGTTGTTGGCGAGCGCGACGTTTAGCCGCTTGTAAGCGCTCGCGTATTGCGCGATTTCGTTCGCGCGCTCGTCCTGCAGGTAGGGCACTACCGCACGTCCGCGTCCTGGCCGCGGAGCGCAATCTCCACCAGCTCCAGGTCGACGTCCGCGGCCGCGTAGTCGAGGTAGAACCGGAACTTCACTCTCCGGCCCTTGAGCTGGTTGATGTCGAGGCTCGCGTACCCGTACTGACCGGAGCCCGAGTCGAGCCTGTGCGTGCAGTCCAACAGGTCCGTTGCGTCGTCCATGTCGAGGAACGCCTGAACCTTCACCGATCCGTTTGAGATCGCGTGCACGAAGTCCAGGTAGCGGAAGCTCTTGCTGTTCTCGATGCGCCCAAGGTCGAGCCACCCCGTCTCCCAGTAGGCAACGCGGGGACCGATTCGGACAGGCGGGCTCGGCTCACTCGCCATCTTGACGGGAGCCGTGAGGTGGATGGCCGAGTTCGTCGCGAACAGCGCCGTTCCGTAGGAGTTCTGACCCCAGTAAACCGGGCATCCTCGGATGCCCTCCAACTGCTTGTCGATCGAGGTCCCGCCGATCGAAATGTAGCTGTTGCCCACGACGACTCCGCTCGAGCCGGGCGCGGTCACTCCCCAGATCGAAGAGTCGCCTCCGATCATGATGCGGCGCGTATCGCTCCGGTCCAGCCACACGACGAACCCCTCTTCGGTGCCGCCAATCAGGCGCTCGGTCCCGCCGCCAACTGGATTCACGACACCCAACGCCGTGACGTTGGGGTGCCGAAGCCTCCCGAACCTGTGGAGCGCCGGCATCTTCCGACCGGTTGACACACCCGACAAGGCGTTGTCGTACTCGGTCGTGATGCGCACTTGGGGGCTCTCCTCGCCGGCCGCCTGCAGCGCCATGACGTACTGGTTCCTGCGCTTGTTGATCGCCGCAGAGGCTCGGTTGAGCTCGCGCGCATCGACGCTCACCAGTCCGGTCCCGTTGAAGAATGCGTCGACGCTGTGAGCGATCCATGCCGGAGTGCCGGCGCCCGTGTAGACGTACGGCCCGCGAGCGGCGAGGCTGTAGAGCCGATCGTCGAGACTCTCGGCCGTCTGGTGCGCAGAGCACCCCACGGAGTTGGTCACTTCCTCGACCAGCGCGACCGCGCCGCGGACCACGATCTTCGCGACGTAATCGCCCTTGTAGACGATCAGCTTCCCCCGGTGCCCGCGCATCGCGCGGATAGCGTCGGCCCCACCCGCGTTGATGACGACGAGGTTCGTCGGCGGAACCGAGAACGGACTGGCGAACTGCGAGTAGGCGATCCCGTCTGGCTGCTCGCGGTCGCCGGCAATCCTCCCGTAGAACATCGCCCCCTGGCTGGACGCGACAACGTGACAGTCGGGCGGGTCGAGGTTGTCGAATCGAAGCGCCTCACCAAGAGCTAGCGGGTCGTCCGTCAGCCGGAGCTCGACCGAAGTCGACTCGTTGTCCGGGATGATCTTCTGCAGGAAGAACGCCGAGCCCCCTGGCTGCGTCAGGTAGACGCGGCGCTGAACCTGCTCGCCATCCACCGAGATCGGGAGACGCCGCAGCAACAGCCGCACGTCTCCGGCCGGGTTGTTCACGTCCTCCGCTTCCGGGACGACGGTCAGCGGCGGGCCTGGGAAGCTCGTGAGACCGAGAGTCGGGTCGTGGAACGCAACACGAACGAGGCGCCGCGCACGGAAGAGCGTGGGTTGCCGGATGTACTCGACTCGCAGCGGAAGAGCGTTAACGCTCGACTCCGTGCTGAGCGCCACCTCGAGCTCCTTGTTGGGCAACACCTTTGCCGTGACGTCCTGTTCGGACCCACCGGCCGCATAGGTATTCGTGTGCACCGACGCGAAGCAACTACCTCCCGCCGTGCGCAGCGGACCGGGGGCGGTAGCAGACGACATCAGAGCGTTCAGATCGTCAGACCCCATCTCGAGCGCGTCGTCGAGCGGAGGATCTCCGGCCGCGGCCTCGAAGATCACCGTGTTCGCGCTGAGCGAAGTGACGTGATAGGCGAAGGAGTCGAACTTCCCATCGAACGGCGTGATGCCAGTTGCCGGGTCGCGCGCCAGTTGCGAGCCGAACAATTCGATGTCGTACGGACCGGGGTCGGGCCTCGATGCGTTGTCGAAGTCGGGAGACTTAACGAGCGAGACCCCGCTGAACACCGCGCCTCCGTCACCAGAAAGAGAGCTCAGGTCTGGAGTCGATCCATCCAGAGCCTTCACCGTCACCGTGTCCGGGCTCGCGTCCGTCCAACCTGTGATGACGTACGGCTGCTCGAACCCCGACGTCACGTCGTCCGGGTCGAACCAGAAGAGCATCCCGACATGATCGGGGTGGAAGTACTGCGAGCTTGGAGTGATGACACCGGATGCGTTGCCGCTGAACGTGATGCCCGCCGAACTCTTGAGGGAAACCATGCCCGTCGCCGGTATGTTGGGCATGTCGCCGTCCCGGTAGTCGCTAGTCGTGAACGACACCGCCATGCGGCCGCCGGCCTTGTGCGACCACCACGGGCGCTTGACGTCCGTCGCCAGCTCCTGGTCGAGCTCGCGCACGACGAACAGATCCTTGCACTCGCCGGCCGCGTCATCCAGGTAGACGGAGTTGATCCAGTTCCCCTCGTCGGCGTCTCGTTCGGGCCAACGCTTGCGAACATAGAGGTAGTTCCAGTACCCGGCTCGCACGACCGGGACGTTGGTCGAGATCGAGACCTCTTTCTTCAAGTCCAGGTCGAACCATCCGAACACAACCTTCCCGTCGCGCACTTCGACGAAGGGTCCTCCGGCGTCCACACCTCTGCGCTGCGAGTAGAGCGGGATCCGCCCATGCGTGTTCCGCAGCATGAAGTAGCACTTGAACGCGAAGATGTCGCGGGAGCCACCGTCCGGGAACTCCCACGCCATTTCCTTGTGGTACGTCTGGCGCAGGAACCACGTCCCCGGGTTGTCGAAGTGGTACCGCTGGTCGGCCTGGTCCGCGCTCACATCGGCGTCCTGCAGGGGAGTGACGAAGCTTCCCGCCACATAGTCCGCGTCACCGACGCGCGGCGTGTTCCGAGCCAGGATCGGCTTTCGGATGATGTCGGCCACGAGCTTTGACGTCGGCGGAAGGAGCCCACAGAACCGAGCGCCCTCCGCGTCACCGATGAACGCCGGCCGACCTCCGTTCGCGACGAAGATCCGCTGGTTGTGCACGGCCATCGACGTCTGCTCTTCGCTTGCGCCCATGTCGTGCTTCATCGAAATGAAGGGATGCGACATGACGACGCCGAGCCCCACGGCCGAGGCCCCGATCCCGGTCTGAGCGTTCGTGGCTAGAGAGTCGCCGGCGTCAAAGCACAGGTGTCCGACGCCCTCCTGCAAGTCCGCGCGGAATCTAACGTCGTACTCCGGCACCGAGTAGTCGATCGCGAACGGGTCGTAGTTGGCACCGGACCCAGAACTCAGGTCGCGGCGAACGACGGCCACGCCAGCCAGGCGCCCCACGAGGCCGTCGACCACCCCCATTCTGTTTCCGCGCCGGATGATGCGCCCTCCGAGCTCGTCGATCAGGAACGTCGGGTTGTCCGGGAAGAGCTCCTCCATGCCCCGCGAGGCTCCGAGCCAGAGCTGGAACTGCCGGTCGGTCTCGGGCGTGTACTGCCCGGTCGTCACGGAGTCGATCCACGGGTTCGCGGAAGGCGAGGCGTTCGTCGATGCGTTGACCGTAACGGCGTCCCACGGAGAGTCACCAGGGCGGCGCTTGCCATGAATGAAGAAGCGCGGGTAGTTCGCATCCCCGAGAACGAACTCGATCTCGACGCGAAGGTGTACCCACTCTCCCGCGGGCACCGTCTCCTTGTCAGAGGCGATGTACTGACCGTGCTCCGGTGGGCCGGATCCGCCGCTGTAGCTCTGCGGAGACCCGATCCCGAACTCCTGGCGCCCGTTGTTGATCCTCCAGAACCAGCGCAGCTTCCGGTCGTTCTCGGTGTCCGACGCCGAGCCACCAGCGACGTCCAGGCCGTGCTCGACGCTACCGTGCCATGCGATCGTCTGAGTCCCCTCGACGGATTCCAGGTACACCCAGGCGTCGAACTGCCAGACCTTGTTGTTGGTCCCCGGCCCATAGATGAAGTCGGCGTTGCGGCTCACCTTCCACGCAACGTAGTCCTTCTGCCCGGGAAGGAAGTCCAGGCTACTGTTCAGATCGTCGGTCGGCCCTTCATCCCGCCATCGGTCGTCGACGTTGAACAGCGCTCCGCGCGCACTCGCGTAGACGTTCTCGTTCAGGTTCTTGAGGCCGAGGATCCGGTTCGCGCGAGGCGCGCTCAGGCCGCGCGTCCACATCCTGGCGACCCCCGCGATCGAGCCGCCCGCGACCGGAGAGAAGATCGAGAGGCCGAAGTTGCCCGTCACCGGAGCCCGGTTGAAGAACAGGTTGGGCACCACAACGGCGTCCGACGCCTTGGTGGTCCCGGGCTTGAACGGAACGCCGCCACCGAGGGCGATCGGCTTCCTCGAGATACCGTCACCGAAGGCCGTGTAGCCCACGACGCGGAAGGAGTAGGCCGTGACCGAGGTTGCGGTCGCCGTCCTGATCGGAGTGACCGTAGCGAGAGAAGCGCCGCCAGAGGCCACCGATCGGATGCCGTAGAACTCCTCCTGCCTCGTCGGAGCATCGCGCCCACCGCTCCGAACGAACTCGTCTCCGTTCACGAGCAGGTAGGTCCCCTGGATCCCCTCGCTGTCCTCCGCTGAGTCGACCGTGCTGAACGCCTGGTTCGATGAGGCCGTGACCGTCTGCGATCCCTCGACCACGTTCGCGACCTTCGAGTTGGGGGAGATCGCCTGCAGCAGATCGGAGGCTGAGAGCTCCCGCAGCGGCAAGCCGCGGCCGGCGGAGAGCTTGCCGTTGTCGTCGACGAGAGGGCTTCCGTTCGACGTGCCTATGGCGCCAGGCGCGGCCGAGGCGAACACGCGCACCTCGTCCACGATCATCCGAGCGCGCACCTCCGAGTATCCGAGCCCGGTCGGGTCGGCGCACCCACCGATCGTCACAACCGACCGCAACAGGTCTTTCTTGCTGATCGTGACGGCCGTAGGCGACGTCCCGAGGTTCTGCTCTTGCCCGAAGTACTGAATCTCGCCCTGCGCCGGGCTCACGCCAGCCGACGCCGTGGAGATGAGACCGACCGGCTTCCCGGCCAAGTAGACGTGGAACTGATCTTCCGTCCCAGTTGGATGCACTCCGATCTGGATGGTGACTGCGTTCCCCACCCACGGAGCGTCGGTATCGAACGTGAACCCATCCGTCGTGTTGTGCACGCCGTTCACGGGAAGAAGCGGGTCTCCCGAGTTGTCGGCCCCGTAGGAGCACAGCGCCTGGAACATCATGGGCGCGCGTGTCGGGTTCGCGCCGGAAGCCGATGTCCATATGGCCCGGTGCGTAAGCTGCATCAGCGGCTTCGGTGACGTGTGGTGCCCCGACTCGTCGGGAGCGCGAACGTCCCACGACGCCAGGCATGGCGCGTAGGAGCCGACCCTGCGACCGCTTTCGGTGGCGTGCGTGACCGACTTGCCGTAGATGGCCTCCGGCATCGTCACGGTGAGCTCGATGGCGAACCCGGCCTTGCCCGTCCTGAGAAGCTGCTGAAACTCGCGGCCGAACACGGGGTTGTCGGACAGGTCGAGCTCGATGGCCTCACCCTCGCCGGAAAGAAACAGGCTCTTGCGGCCGCGCGTGCCTCGATCAGATACGCCAAGTCCGAACGGCGCGAGGTATGCGTCGTTGCCGCCCACCAGCTCGCGCACCGTTCCGCCGCCGGCGTCGTCCATCGGCCAGTAGCTCGCGAGCGTGTCGAGGTCGGGCTCCGTCGGATCGTCCAGCTCGACGGTCGAGCGGAGGCTGAACTCTACGCGGTCGTCCGCGTAGTCACGCGGCGCGCTGTAGACCCTCACGTCTCCAATCACGAGGTCACGCTGGTTCCACCGGAACGCTTGGATCAGGCAGTAGGGTTGAGACGAGAAGGACCCCGAGAAAGCGGAAGCCCCTGTCGGGTTGTGCACCTGGAACTGCACGTTGCTCGAGTTGTGCGTCGACCCGCTGATGGTCATTACGCCGCCAGGCAACACGGCGTTCGCGGCCGACGAATCGCTGGTGAAGATCAGCCGATACCCGTTCAGAGCTTCCGCGTTCAAGATCGAACTGAGCGCGCCGTACCCGGCCCAGATCCCGGTCCATCCGAGTGGAGACGTCGTGACTCCCGCAGCCAGGAGGCCCGCCTGGTCGCACTCGATCTCGTCGGTGCCCGTGTAGTTGAACGTGAACCCGTAGGCCCCCGAGCCGTAGAGTTGCTCGGCCGTCAGGACGGATCGGTCAACCAGGCGGTGCCCGCCGTGCTCCATCGGAGCCGAGTCCATTCCGTACGGGATGTAGCCCTGGTCCCCCAGTGACGCCTGCCGATAGCCGAGCCCCCCGAACATCGCGTCCTTTCCCTGGTATCGGACGCCGTACTTGACGAGGTACTCGAGCGAGTCGGCCGGCCCCTTGTTCACCCAGACGCCGCCGCCGCCGTTGTTCATGCCGGGGGCCCACTCGAACGTCTCCAGGTTGTTGTAGTCCTCGACGACCTGGAAGCGCACGGCGCCGTCGTTGTTCCAGTCCGTCGAGATCACATCCGAGGCGTCGACGACGGATCCGCTGTCGAGCTCGAGCTGGACGGCAACGTGGTACGTTCGCCCCGGCTCGATGAACTTCTCGCACACGATCGAGCGGAGAGCCTGCGAGCCCGCGACCGCGCTCCCGTCGAGCCCACCGTCGTAGACGGTTCCGTTGTCGAGCCGATAGGCGAAGTCGTCGGCGCTGTCCTGGCCCCAGGCCGGCGAGTCGAGCCACATGAAGCACAGGGCGTACGGGCTCTGTCGCGGCAGCTCCTTGGGCGGGTTCGCCTCTCCGTAGAGGTCCGCCAGCCAGTAGAACGGCGACCGTGAACCGGCGTTCGATGAGTTCTTCGGGGCCGCTCCCGTGTTCACGATCGCGAGCGCCCAAGACATCGGGGACGTGCGATCGCCGCCCTTCTGCAAGATGCACACGCAGTCGTCCAGGGCCTCGTTCGCACCGTAGTTCGCGCGGAGCGAGTCGTTGCCCGAGGTCTGGCTCGCTCCGTCTCCGAAGTGAAAGCCGGGCAAGAGGTCGACGTCCTCTGGCACCTTGAAGCTGACCTTGATCTCGAAGCTCCTCCCCCGGGCCGTGTGATAGCGACCGGACGGGAACGTGCCTTCGCTCTTGAAGAGTCCGCCGATGTCCGACTTCTCGCTGTAGGGGAAGAAGACGTAGTTCCGCAGCGGGACGGACCGCAGCGACGAGTCCGAGCTGTTGATGCTCGTGGAGAGCGGGGAGAAGCCGGGGTCGACGCTCGTGCGCACCGCGCTTCGCGGCGCGACCTGGTTGTTGAACTTGAGGCACCCGCCCGACGAGTGCACCGAGTCCCGATCGAACTCTACGTTCTCACAGTCCGGTGTCTCGTTGGCCGCGATCGCCGTGGGGTGCCGAGAGTCGTTGAGCCCGCCCGCGAGGTTCGTCAGCCGCTCGGGCTCCCTGTAGTGACTCTTCGGCATGGATCATCGCTTCTCGCGATAGCCGCCGATCCAGAGACCGAACGAGGCACCCTCGCCGTTGCTGTAGTTGTTCGCGGACTCGGCAGCGAACAGAAGCCCACCTGGAAGACGGGACTCCACGAGGTACTGGCGCGCGTCGCCGTTCTCGAGAGGCAGGACCAATCCCGCCGTCGTCGACTGGTCTCCGAAGTGAGGCTTGAACTGCATCGCCTCGGCGTCGTTCTGCGAGCCGAGAGAGCTCGCCCACAGAAGCTCGGCCTCGGGATATCCGAGGTCTCGAATGCCGTTCAGCGTGCCGGCGAAGTTGCCCCCAGTGACGGCGAACAGAGAGATCGCCGCGTAGTCCGCGGCCGCCTCCGGCGTGAACCGGATGCGCCCAGCCGTTGCCGAGCCCTTGTAGCTCACGACACGGAACGTCTTGCCGTCCAGCGTGAACGCTTCGCCAGCCGCAGGGGGTCCGCTGGTGACGCCTGTGATGTTGGCTTCGAGAATCGGCGCCAGGGCGGACTCCCAGGCGTTGGCCGTAAGGTTGTTCAGGTCGACCGTGCCGCCGAAGTTCGATGCGTCCACCTCGAACGAGTTGTGCTTGGGGTACACGAGGACTCGCGTCAGCGCCCCGGGATTGGTCGAGCTAGCAATCGTGAATCCGCAAGTGAGCGTGGCTTTCTTCATGGCTACCCCAGTATGTCGATTGCCGGCGCGTCGTCATAGGTGCTAGACGTCGCCCGTCTCCGGTTGGTGCGAATGAAGTCGGGCTCTTGCCCCTGCCGCGGCTGGATGTGCTGCAGGTAGTTCACCCACTCCTCGTTGAGCTCGCCGGCGATCGCCCGCAGCTCGTCGTTGTTGCCCTTCGACTCCCAGCAGGCACGGCAGACGAGCAGGATGAGCAGGCGGACGTGCTCTTCCGCGATCTCCGTCTGGAACTCGTAGGTGTCGTTCGCGGCCGGCGGAACCGGTAGGGCCTTGTCGAGCGTCAGGAGCGTGTAGAACTTCGAGGCGTCCTCGTTCCGGTGGCTGCTCGCCGTCACGCGCGCGATCGCGCCGCTGATGATGTGCGTGGGGCTGTCGGTTCCCGTCAGCTCGACGATCGCGTTCCGGTACGAGTTGGCCTCCGTCTCGTTCGGGAACTCCGCGTCCTCGTCCGGTTCCATGTAGAGCTGGATCGTCCCCGAGACGCCCGTCGACGGCTTCCCCACGGTCCCGCGCGTCATGCGAGCCGGCAGCTTCACCGTGTCGACCTGGAGATCAAGGGCGTTCGCGTGCCGCAGCCGAAGCGTCGTGTTGGCGACCATGTGATAGTTCGGCCCGCCGCGCCCCGAGGTCCGCCTGTCCGCCGGCTGGATGAAGTCGGGCTCCGGCTGCGAGTCGGTCGCCTGCTCTCGAACGCCGGCCACGCGCATCGACCAGGTGGGCAAGATGTAGTCCCACACGTTCGAGTGCACCTGGATCGCGTCTTCCTTGGAGAGAAGGACCGCGCAGTTGTGGAAGCCCTGGTCGAGCTCCATTTGCTTTCTCACGAGCCCGCGGATCGTCCTGTTCGCGTGCCGCATCAGCACGCCGTCGTCCCACCGGACCTTCGCGCTTCCCGACAGATCGTCGGGGTCGTCCAGCATGTCGCGCACCTCGAGCAAGAACTGGGTCACGTTCATGCGTCGGCGCCCCCCCTGCATTTGGTACTGCAGGAACTTGTGTGCCGGAAGCGGGTTCTGAGAAGGCATGTCACGTCGGGATCACGAGCTCCTTCGGCCGGCGGATCTTGTCGCGCATGAGCCGCCCCTCGCGCAACGCTCGGCGCATTTGGCCGACGGCGTTCTTCCGACCGGGACCGCTGGCAACGCGGTTCTCGGTGACGTACCGGAGCCACTCCAGGCCCTCGTCTCGCGCCTGCTTGAGCCGCGCCACCGTCTGGACCTTCGCCGCCATCTCCGGGTCTCCCATCGACTCGTTGATGACCGCGACGTTCGAATCGGAGGCCGTGCAGTTCGTCCACGACCAGTCGATGCTTCTGAGGTGCTGCAGGAGCGGCTCGGCAGGATCTACCGGGCCGCTCCAGTTCAGCACATGGTGCAGACGGCCAGACTGAGAGCCGACCTCCTGGACGACCCAGTGGCCTTCGGCCCAGTCGAAGTGGATGCGCAGCCGGTGGTCCAGCTCGCGCAGCCTCTTCTCGATACGCGCCTGCGCCGTGGGGTTCGTCACTTGCCCCTCTGGACGATCGCTCGAAGCTGCTTGGTGCCATCGTAGGTGCTGGACGACACGTCGATACCGCTGCTGTTCTCCCCGACGGTGATCGTCGGAGACGCGATGATCGCTCCGTTGAAGTAGACCGTCGACACGGCCTCCGCCGACAGGATGTTCATGGGGAGGCCGATCACGTTCCCCATGCCAACCGTGTAGTCGTCGGAGCCGGTCGCGCCGCTGACGTCGACGGTGACAACCTTGGTCACCTGCGCGAACATCTTCTTCCCGGAGACCGTCTGGCTTCCCCCGCCCGGAGTGGGTCGGAAGACCTCGCTGATGGCCTTTCCGGTGGCGGAGATTCCGTAGACGGTGACGTACCCGGAAACGACCGAGCTGTTGGTGTCGAGGAGCGTGACCTCGACGTTCCGGGGGATGTCAGGCTGCCCAGCGAAGGACGATACGGTCTCGTCCTGGAAGTCGCGCACCGCAAGAATGCGGTCCACGTCGATCAGCGCGGGCGCCCCCATCTCCACGAATGAGGTGATGTCGAGTTCGGTGTCGGTAACAGGCATGGGATTGATGGGGGTTGAAAGGTGGAGGTGGGGGCCGCGCCATGACGAAACGCGGCCCCCGAGGGAGGGAGATCAGTTCTGGAGATCCACCAGGTGGAAGCCCGTGCGCTGACGGCAGTCGACGCCGACGGTGCAGCGGTACTTCATGGCGAGCTGGTAGTCCTCGTCGTCCTCGAGACGCTTCCACTTCTGCCCGTTCCAGTCGACGTAGCTCAGCGGAACCTTCTCGTAGATGCGGGCCTGGTCGATGTCCATGCCCTTCACGCGGTTGTCGTAGGCGTTGCGGTCCTTGATCCAGGGAACCCCGTTGAAGTCGAGCGACTTGTGACCGCCCGCGAGATCCTGGGTGTTGTTGAACCGCTTGTCCTTGACGAGCGTCTTGAGGTAGTCGTTGTAGGGACCACCGTTCGAGAGGAGGAGCTTGACGTCGGCGTTATTCCGACGCTCCGCCTCCCAGATCGCATCCTGCAGGATGTCTTCCGTGATCGCGCGCTTGACGCCGGCGTTCGAGCGAACAACCGCCTGGTTGTACTCGTTGCCGGATGCCGTCGCGTCGAGACCCTGGAAGCCGACCCCGCCCGCGGTCGTGTCGCCGTCGGCGCCGGTCTGCCCCACCGCGAGACCGTTGCCGTCCGCAATGTTGGCGTCGGAGAGGATGCCTTCCCAGCCCATCGGCTCGTTGCGATAGGCGCAGTCCTTGAGCGCGTAGCTCGTGTTGATGCCGGCCGTGCGGCACACCCAATCGCCCGTGGCGATCGCAGTGTTTCCGCCGGACCCCGCGGTGAACGCATCCACCGTGAAGGTCGTGTCGGACGGAACCGTGAGCACGGTGGCGTGCGTGAGGCTCGTCCCGTCGGGCTGCATGAAGGCGAGCTTCATGCCGGGACGAATCCAGCGCGTCGGCGCCGTGTCACAGGTCGCCGCACCCTCGATGTCCTGGTTGATCTCCACCGTCACCGTAAGAGACGCGACCGATACGACTTCGCACAGGCGACCCGAACCGTCGCTGTGAAGCATCCGGTTCTGTTCCTGAATGATGTCGTCGATGAGACCTTCGAGCTCGAACGTCACGAGGTCCACGTACGCGGCCGCGTCCTTGCGGGCGTCGTCGTAGGTCTCGCCGTCGATGAGCACGCGCGCGAACACCGTTCGCGTCATGAAGGTGTGCTGGTCCGCGCTCTGGCTGCCGGGGTCGGCCAGCTTTCCGCGGTGACCCACGGCGCTGATTCCCTCGTTGCGGCCTTTGCGAACCGGGTACGTCACGAACTTGCCCGCGATGTTCTCCGACGTCGAGGGCATGAGTGACCACAGGACCGCGCTGTTGTTTCGCGCGTCCACGATGATGGGCTGGAACCAATCCGTCACCAGGTGATCGTGGTAATCACCGGAGTAGATTTGTCCGCCGCCGTCTGCGATAGGCATGTCGTTTGCTTCCTAGCTTGCGCCGGGTGTTCCCGGCGTCTCCAAGAACTCGATGAGCTTGCTCTTGAAGTTCCTTCGCGCATCGCTGCCGCGCTTCGACCAGTCCTTGTAGCTCGGCGTCTCGACGTTTCCGCCTTCCGAGAGTCCAGGGGTTGAGGACGAGGTGGGCATCGGTGCACTTCGAGCCGACCGGTCGCGTTGCTGCCGGTCGGCGTTGGCCTGCTCTTCCTGCATCGCCTTGAATCGCTGGGCGACCGCCTCCAGAACATCCTTCGGGGCGTAGTTCTTGCCCTTGATGCTCAGGTGCGACATCACTTGCGCGGTCGCAAGCTCTTGCGCGGCTTCGCTACCAGCGAACGAGGGATGGTTCTGAACCAGGCTCGTCACTTCCGTCAACAGAGACTTCTTCTCGCCCTCCACCTGGAGTGACTCGAGCCTCTGCCTCATCGCCTGAATCTCGCCCTGCATCTCTCGACGCACGGCTTCTACGTCCGGGGAAGGGCCGTGATTGCCGATCGGCGTCGGGCCCCCGTCGTCTGTCGGATCGTCGTTCAAGCGTTGATCTCGTGGCGCCAGCCGAGCGCGGATCTCGGCGGCTGTAAGTCCGTTGTTCATGCCCGACACCACCTGGTCGAGCACCTCGAGCCCGGCCGGGTTCCGAGCCGCGGCCTGGCTGATGTAGTCGAGCGCCTGCAGGCGCCCGGCGCGCTGCTCGACCTCGGCAAGCCGTTGCTTCGCGTCGGCCTCGATCTGCCGCGCGCGCACGGCCGTCTTGAGGTAGTCGTTGATCTGCGACTCCTGCACTTCGACTCGCCCGCCGGGCAGCCCGTCCTCCTCCACGACGTAGGTCTTGGGCGTCGGGGGCGTCTCGGGCGTCTGGGGCTTCGGTTTCTCGTTGGGCTCAGGCATGGGTCGTCTCCGGCTCTACCATCGAGCCGCTCTCCTTGGAAGTGATCAGCATGGCTCCGGTTTCGCGATTGATCGCGCAGACGTATCGGCTGTGCGCCGACGCGATCCGCCAACCACCTTCGATCGGGCTTCGCTTGAGCAGCATGGGGATTCGGAGCCCGACCTTATGGCAACACTGGCACCAAATCGACTGCTCGTAGTGCGGCTCCGACTGCTTGCGGTACGCCGTGTACCACTCGGTGTCGGGCACCGCGCGCCCCCGCGGATCGCTGGAGAAGAACATCCCGAGGCCGTTGCAGCGCCGGCAGAGCATCGCCCAGGCGTGCTTGAGGTTGAAGTCCTCGTCGATCTTCGCCTTCACCTCGAGCGTGCTCTTGGCCCGCAGGCTCAGCAGGGCGTCGGCCGCATCGCTCGAATTGTCGTTCTCGAGGATCTCGTCGCGCGCCGCCTGCACCAGCTCCTGGATGTCCTCGGGGCCCTTGGGGGGAGTCTCGGAGTTCCCCTCGCCCTCCAACAGCTCGAGGTTCTGGGCCTTCTTCTCCCCCTTCTTCTGCTCCTTCGCCTTCTTCCGCGCGCGCTCCTTGAGCTGCTCTCGCAGCTCGGCCGCGTCCTTCTTCACGTCCTCCGTGTCGGACTTCGGGGGCCGATCCCCCAGTCGTTGATCTACTTGCTTCTCATCCACTACATGGCTCCTTGTCGTGCCGGGGCTGATGGGGTTCCGGTCTCGCCGGGAGTGCCTTGCATCCCTTGGGCGAGCTCCTGCGCTTTCTTCATCATGTCTCCGAGCACCCGAACGTGCTCGTTCCACAGGCCGAGCACCACGTCCTGCGAGATGCGGTCGAGGTTCTCGTACTCCGCGGTCTTCATGAAGCTCGAGAGGACTGCCGCGAACACCTCGTGGTCCTGGAACGGCCGCACCGGGTATCCGCCGGCCAGAGCCCACTTGAGCGGGTCGTTCACGATCTCGTCGATGGCGCGCTCCGCCGCCTGTTCGTCGAGCAGCGTCTCGTCGATCATCGAGTCGCTGCCCCCGAATCGGTAGGACTTGAGCACTTCGCGCCGCTGGTGCGGGTCGTTGAGGTCGATGACCTGGAACTGCAGGAGGTCGATGATCTCCGCTCGCCGCAGTTGTTCCGACTCCATGATGGACGGCTCTCCGGTGATTCGGAGGTCGGTGCAAATGTCCGCGCGCCGGAAGTACTGAACCATCGTCTCCTCGTTCGGGCCGACGTACTTCATCACGCGGCTCCCCGAGTAGTTCTGCTTGCCGAGCAAGAGGAGGTTCCGACCCACCTCGCGGTCGACGCGAATCGAGCCGCGCGCGGGCTTCGACAGGTTGCGGTTCTTCTCCGCGAACATCGCCTGGATCGCGGCCCCGGAGCGCAGTTGCCCGGGGAGCGCGTCGTCGGGGGAGTGGTTGCTGGAGATCACGTCCATTTCGCGAGCACATGACCCCGCGTTCTCGGCCACTTCCTTCGGCAGACTCGGCGGCTCCCCGAAGATCAGGCTCCCGAGCCCCGTGGGCTTGTAGGAGTGGACGGAGCCGGGCGCGATCGTGAAGCGGCCCGTAGGAAGACCCCAGGACTCCGGCACCAGCATGAACGGGTGTCCGTGCACGTTCTGGTGCTCGATGATCGTCGCGCGCGCCTTGTTGTACTGGAACTGGGTAGCGGTCAACTGCTCGACCATGCCGAGTTGGATGAACCGGCCGCGGAACGGCCACCAGTCGACCTTGACGAACGGGTAGTGCATCCCGTCGCGGGCAAGCGCCGCGTACGGAGACGGCCCGTTGACGAGCGCGCGCCCGCCGACGAGCGCGACGTAGCGGCCGCTCCAGTTGTTCGTGCGCTTCGGCTTCTCCCAGTACTGCGTGAGCCGCGCGCGCGGAAGCCGCGTCGATCGCCTCGTGTTCTGCGTTCCGAGCCCCTGGACGCCGGAGGACAGGAAGGTGAGGGCCTCCTCGTACCACGCCGTTCCAACGAGGTCGGTCTCCTCCTCGACGTCCCACGCTGTGTCACCGAACCGCTGGACGAGAGCCTCGATCGAGACGCTCCCCGTGGTCGCGAACCACTCCAACTCGTCCATCTTCGGGGTCCGGTTGTTCCAGTCCCAGAAGGCGTTGAACGGGTTGACGGTCTCCACGTCCACCTCGCCCAAGAGCTGGTCCTTGTACCGACCCTCGGCCTCTGCGCGGCGCATCTCCTCTTCGCCAAGGCCGGTGATGACGTTCGAGTGGTTCTCGTCGTCGTAGTACTCGCGGATCGTGTCTCCGATGTCCGGGTTCCACCACGTCTGCAGGAAGCCCGAGCCGCAGATCGCCGCGTCGACAACAGCCAGTTCCTTCTCGGTGGCGTAGTCCGTCACCTCGAGCTGGTGCGCGGCGATGCGCGTCGACACCCTCGCGGCCTTCCTTCGCTGGCGGGTGTCGTTCTCGGGATAGACCTTGAAGCTGGCGCTCGACGAGATCACCTTGTCGACGGCTCGGTTCACAGCCGGAAGGATCATGTTGGCGCGGTACTGCACCGAGTGGTCGCTTCCCGGCTGTGTCGCGCGAAGCCGCACGCCGTCCTGGTGGAAGTTCTGCTTGCCGACGAAGTAGGCGTAGTCCTTGAGGCACTGCTCCTCCCACGCCTGCCGTTCCGGGTGGAACGACTTGGGGTCGACGCGCTCCATCACCCTGTTCAGGGCGTAGTCGTCGCTCCAGTCGGCGGGGATTCTCTGATGCGCCATTACTGCGCCGGCGGTTCGTAGGCTCTCGCTGCGCCGTTCGAGCGCGTGAACACCGCGCGCTCGATCTCTTCTTCGGTCGGCTGCCGCCCTCGAATCACGTCGGGCTGCATCATCGCGCCGGCCAGGTGCATGAGCTTGGTTTCGAGCTCGCGGTTCTGGGAGATCAGGTGGAGGATCACCCGAAACAGGAGGAGGAACCCCGCCAGGCTGATGATGCAGACCGTCAGGAAGGCCGTGAGGTCACTCCACATGCCACACGCTCTCGAACTGGCCCTTGGAGAGCACGGCGATGTCGTCGCCGGTCAGGACGTGATAGCAGCCGTTGACGACGAGGCGCATTCCCTTCGGCGTCGGCGCCAGGTAGGTCGGTCCGCGCGGGGTGACCTTGCTCTGGACCCAGCCCTCGAGCGGCTCCATGCCGTGCTCCCAGTAGAACGCCTCGATCTTCTGCTCCGACCGGTAGGTGCGGATCTGCACCTTCGGCTCACTTCCTTCGGAACCCTCGCCCCCTTTGGACTCCTTCTTCGCCTTCTTCGCCTTCTTCGCCTGAGCCATTGTGCCTCCTCAGTCGCCTGTTTACACCGAAGACGAGTTCCTCGGCGGCCTTGTCCTCTGCCTCCCATTCATCCCACATCCGGTCCTCGTCCGTCAAGCGCTCGACGCTGGTAGGTGCCTCGAAGATCCCCGACGTGTACCCCGCGTCCCGGGCTTCCAGGGTGAGCGCGTAGGCGATCACCGTGTCGTCGTGGTCCTCGTGGACGATCTGACCCTTCTCGTTCAGTTTGATGCCGCGGGCCTCGTGGAGCAGGATGGGGCAGTTGATCTCGTACTCCTCCTCGAGCGCCACGCGGACCCTGTTGAAGAGCATCGGCCGCGTGCGCACGTCGGTTCGATAGCCGAGCTTCTTGGTCTCCTGGCGCTGCACCTGGTCCTGGTGGATGCGCCGGTAGAGGTTCGGGTAGCCCAGGAGCATGGCGTTGTTGGCGGCCGTGAGCCCGTGCGCTGACCCCCCGGTCTCGAAGCAGATGAACGCCTCGTTGTAGGCGTAGCCCAGCAGGCAGCAGCAGAGCGCCCACTGGTTGGCGTCGATCAGGCCGCGCCACCGCGCGCACATCTTCATCGTCTGCGACTCGATGACGTACGCCACGGCGTAGTCACCACCCCGGATGCCCTCGCTCGAGTCGACACCCATCGCGTAACGGAGGCTGGGATCTGGCTCGTACCAGATGGCGAGCTCGCCCTTCGGGTCGTCGATGAAGACCGGATCCACAGGTCACAGCTTCCTGGGGCTGCGCTGCACGAGTCGGTTGCTGCGGTCGGATGGCCGGATCGGAATAATGGGCTGGGTGTTGTCCATGTCGATCAGGGTCCCCGTCATCACGGGATCCGGCAAGGCCCGGCTCAGCAGGCGGATCCTGTCGAGGTTGAAGAACGGCCGACCGGACGCCTTGAACGCCTCGTCCGGGTCGGCCGGGTACTGCTCCATGAACTCGTCCCAGTCCCCCCCGAGGTCTTGCGCGCACGTCTGCCGGCGCCACCAGAGCTGGTCGAAGTCGAGCCCGAACCTCTCGATGAGCGCCTCCTCGTCGGGCGTGAGCGTGTCCCGGATGCGCTCCATCAGGTCCTGCGGGAGATACCCGGGCAGGTACTCGCCGCGCCCTTGCTGTTGCGACCATCGGTACTCGTGGTGCTCCCACCAGGCGACGAAGATGGCCACGTTGCCGCTCTCGTGCACATAGCCGTCGTTCTGGGCGTTCCAGGCAGCCCAGAAGAGGTTGCGGTACCAGCCGGTGTCGCCGTTCGCCGTCGACTCGTTGTAGATTTCGGTGCCCGGGTACTTGGCGACCGTCGAGAGCAGGCCCTTGGCCTTGCGCTCCGCGTCCTTCCACCGGCTCGTCTCGGTGAGGTGCAGGAAGGTCGACGTGTCGCCGTGACCGGGCTCCTCCACCTCGGCGGAGTCCGTGTCGATCGTCGAGTGAATCGGCTCCCCGATGCGGATTTCGTGCCTCGACCCGTCGATCGCCAGGTCCCACTTGGTGCCGTCGAGCCGTTGAAGGTGGCGAACCATGCCCTTCATCATCGCGAGCACCTTGCGGCTGATGTCCTTCCGGTGCGCGATCACCTGGGCGTGCTTGTTCTCGCCGCGGACGCAATGCTCGAAGGCGAGGCCCTCGACGTAGGTGGAGAACCCGATCCGCCGAGGCTTGAGGATGATGATGCGCACCGGCATCCCGTGCCTGATCATCCAGAGCCGGCCGGCCTCGAGCCGTCGCTGGCCGAAGTTCGGGACGAGGTACACCATCCCGCGCTCGTTGTCCTTGTGCAGAATCTTGACGTGCGCCTGGATCCAGCGCCTCGCCGGCACCTTCCGCCATCCGGGCAGCCCGCGGTTGCGGTCCCAGAGGTGCGCGAATCGGTAGTTCTCCTGGACCCGGAAGTCCTTGCTGTGGAGCTGGATGCTGGCTTCGATCTGCTCGAGCTGGTCCTCGGGCGGAGGCGCCAGAGAGTCGGGATCCCAGATCATTCCCCGTAGGGGTTGTAGATCCGCTTCCGCAGCGTCCAGTAGTTGACGCCGAGCTCCTCGGCCACCTGGCGGATCGTGAGCCCGTCCTCCCGCCGGCGCTGGGCGAGCTTGAGGTGCTCTTCGGTCAGCGCGCGGTCACACCGTCGCTTGGCGACGAGGAGCTCGGCGTGCTCGTCGCAGAGCCGCACCTTGCGGACGCGGACGTTCTCTTCGGTCTCGCAGACGGCGCACTTGTGGGCTTCGGCCATGTGCCCCGTAGTACCCGAAAGGCCCGCCGCGCCGCGAGCAAAAACCGCGACCGGCGGCCGAAATTGCTCGCTTCGCTCGCAGACCCCTGAACTGGAACCGTTCTGGGGCCTCGGTCGCTTCGCTCGCGCGCCTGACGGCGGCTCACTCCCTCGGCCTTGCTCACGGCCCCCCCTACCCCCCAGGGCTTGACGATCCCCGGAGGACGTAGCGGAGGGGTGGCCCAGCAGGGTTACTTTAGCGCCGCTTGCCCTGCGTGCCCGGCGTTACCCGGGGTCCCCTTCGGCGTTGCACCAAGCCTTGCGGCCCTTGAGGCGACGGATCGCGGTGCGGGTCATCCACCTGTTGGTGAGCCGTGGATGTGCCTGCTCTGGTCGGGACCGTACCCCGGACTTCGGCCGCGGTCAAAAAAAAAGGACGTCCCGGGCCAGCGGGACGTCCAGTCGGATCCATGACCGAGCAGGCTTGGATCCAAGGGGGCCGTAGTTTCCCCCAACGGGTTCCTCCAGGCAAGCCCTACCCGGCTTCTTTCCCTCCGCCCCGCAGGTAATCGAGCTTCTGCTCGAGGTGCGCGTCGTTCTTGGAGTTGGCGCGCAGGCGCTCGGCGCCCTCGGTGGCGCGCGAGGCGTTCGGGACCTTCGGCTGGTAGGCCGGCGGCTTCGAGGCGCCCTTGATGACTCCGTGGGTGTTCCCGAGGAGCTTGGCGGCTTCGAGCCTGACGCGGGGGTCGTCGGTGGCCTTGAGCATGACCTCCATCGAGACGCGCTCGACGAGCTCCTTGGCCTCGTCCTCGTCGAGCCTCCGAGTCGTCTGGATGAGCATGAGCTCCCGGATGCGGGCCTCGGTCTGCTTCTCGTCGGAGCTCTTGTCGTCGTCTTGCGGCATGAGAAGGGCCTCGAGTTCGGGTGAGCGGTCGGGGAGCAAGGGGCTCGGGAACATGGCTTCCCGAGCCTCCTCGCGTTTGCGAGCGATGGCCGCCCGCTTTCGAGCGCGGCCGCGCTGGTTCACCGGAGCTTGGGCGTGGCCGTCGACTTCGACGAGGTGTGGACCTTGCTCTTCGGTGACCACTTCTGGCGCTTGGTCGCGCCGCCCGTGGTGCGCGGCTGGCTGGTGCTTGCCGTGAACGGCCCTCCCTTGCGGGTTGCCCCGAAAGAGCCGGAGGGCACGCGCCCGACGCCGAGCTTCTGGCCTGCGACCTTCACTTCGAGTGGGCCGAAGACTTCGGCATCCGCCCGGACTTGGTGCCGGCGATGCCGGTTCCGCCGGGCGGCGACGTCTGTTCGCGGGTCGCGCGCGAGGCGCTGCCCTTGGACTTGGTGTTGGCGCCGACGTTGTGGCCGATCGACGTCGCGGTGCCGGCGTGCGGGCCGTCGCCGCGGGAACCGGACTTCTGGGGGTGTCCCTTCATAGGAATGTCCTCGTGCTGTTGGTGTCTCGAGACGGGCTCAGGGCCCTGCAACACTCCTAGGATGCGCGCCGAACTTCTCGATGTCCACGGTTGACGGCCGAGCGTGTATCTGCGAGCCTTAGCAGACCCTTTTCGGCACCAACAAGGAGATGCCATGCAAGAGAAGCTCGACAACTGGTTCACTTACCACTCGCCCGACGACCACACGGAAGGCCCTGCCGCCGTCACGCAGCGCTACGGGCGGCTGCGCGCGGCCGGCAAGGCTTTCGCGGAGGTGATCGTCGCGGAGACGCCGCCTTCGGCCGACCAGTCGGATGCGATCCGCAAGGTTCGCGAGGCCGTGATGACCGCCAACGCGGCGATCGCCTGCGAGGGTCGCTGATGTCCGAGTTCAGCACCACCCAGGTCCCCGTGACCGACGAGATGCGCGACCGCGCGCGAGCTCTCGTCCCCCTGATGAAGCGCGGCAACCCCCTGATCCGGTCGGCTAGCAACGTCTTCTACGTCGCCTTGTGCGAGGGGCTCTCGAAGCTCGAGGCCGTTCACACCCAGCCGTCCCCGCGGTCGACGGAAGAAGACTGATGGAGAACGACTACGCGATTCGCCAGTACGAGGAGGCGTGCGGCCTTCTGCCCGAAGAGTGGGCCGTTGACGACGAGCACTCGCTGGTGGATCGCGTGGCGGACTTGGTGCGCGACGTACAGAAACTCGAAGGACGTCGCTGCAACATGGGACACCACAACGCGCTACCGCTCAAGTTCTGGGACTGCCCGACTTGCACGGCAGAGCTTCGGGTAGGACTGCGGGCCGAGCGCGACGTCGCGCTAGCCAAGCTCGCCAGCGCCGAGTCCATCCTTGCGGCAACCGCAGACCGGCTCGGCGTGGCCCTGCGGGAGGTTGGCATCTTCTGGTGGGACGGGAGGGGCTATAGCGAGTCGCTTGCGGTTCGCGACGGCATCGTTGCGCTCTATGACAAGGGCTCGGAATGGCGGCAGGAGGCCACCAAGTGGAAAGACGCCTTCGAGTGCGAGGCGGCCAAGCTCAAGGATGCGGAGGAGCAGGCGGACTCGCTCGCGGACTACCTGAACGCCGCCGAGGCCCGCGTGCGCGAGCTGGAGGAGGCAGAATCCATGCTCAAGATTCAACTGGGACGGATGACCGCAAAGGCCTCCAACCAAACTGTCGAGCTGCGAAAGCTGCACATGAAACGACGCGACATCGAGCACAAGGACAAGGCGCTCACCAACGCACGCGAAGCCATCGCCGCCGCCCAAGCCGAAGCCGCATCGTGGAAGGCCAAGGCGGAGGCAGCAGAAAGCTCGGCAAGTGTGGCCTTCGACTGCCACAATCGCCTGCTATCCGAGATGGACGAGCGGCGCAGGGAGTGCGTTGACCTCCGCGCCCAGCTCCAGGCCGAGCGTGAGCGAGTGAGGCGCCTGGAGGAACAGCTGGAGGCCCAGCAATGAAGGTGCGCATCTGGTTTGAGCTGGAGGGCGACGAACCCTGGGTGGTTACCGCTTGGGACGAGCAGTCCATCGAGTGCAACCCCGAGGGCTGCCAAGCGGACGTAGCCAAGCACCCCGACGCCAAGCCCCTCGACGTGACCATTCCCGACGAGGCTATCCAGGCGCTCTTTGACGTGCCGGTGGTGGACGGGGAGGTGGGGTGATGGGGTGGGAAGACACATCAGCCGCGCCGTACGGTTCGGAGTTCGACGAAGAGGACGAGGACGAGGAAGAAGAGCATGAGCACGAGAAGAGCATGAGCACGAAACAGACAGGCCCGATGTTCCTGCTCCACAGCCCGCGTTCCGACCTTCACGGCTACGAGTTCACTGACGAGGCCCACGCGCAACGCTGGATTGACCAGGACATCAACGTCTTCTCCAAGAAGCCCGCCCGCTGCCACGTCTACGAGCGCCTTACCAACAAGCGCCGGTGCGCGTGCTGCGGCGAACGCCACTATAAGCCGGGCAAGTCGTTGCGCCGTCTGGTGCCGCGTACGCCCAGCGACGACGAGCGCGCGGAGTGGGGAGCGAAGATGAAGCGGCTGCGAGAGGAGTTGTCGAAGCGATGAGCACGAAACAGCACCGCGAACAGTTCAATAGAGACGGCGCGTGGCTTCGGCGCGCACGCAAACACTACGCGCTCCTGACCCGCTCGTGGGTTGATGATGAGGCCGAACCGAGAGCGTTCCTTGCCCGGTTATACGTGGTTGCAGAGAGAGCGCAGGGGCACGGCCTGTACTCCGAGCGCACCTGTGTTCGGCAGGTGATGTTCGGCTTGCTGACCAAGTGGAGGCAGAGTGACCAGATGTCCTGGTGGCCTTGGATGCACTCCGATAAGCGCAGGGCCTCGCTTGTGGACTGGAGCATCAAGACGGCTTGGATTCGAGATGACGCAAGAAAGGTATCGGCATGAGCACGAAACAGGACTGGACGCCGGAGCCGGGCGACTACCGGCTGGTCTTGACCGAGCACGGATGGACGTGGGAGGGGTGTCCCGCCAACGACGCCGGTCAGAAGACCGTCGAGTGGGCATCGGCATCGTTGCGCGCCCTCGCTGGCCTGAACCCCGAGGGGGTGGCCGAAGCGGTGGCGGCGCTGCGGTGGGTGATTGATGCGGCAGAGGAGGGCATCCCTGAGGCGGCCATTCTCATTGCAGCCGAGAGAGCCCGAGATGCGCTGGAAGGGCTGGGGGTGGAGCCGTGAGCCTCCCTCGCTGGACCGGTAGGCACTCGCCCGTCCTCCTGCGCCGCGCCGAGGATGGCGAGGTGGTTAGGTACGAGGATGCCGCCGCCCGGATAGCCGAGCTGGAGGAGGCGCTGCGCGGATGTGAAAAGCTCATCGGGGACCTGTTCACCCAAGGCATCGGAGACCTAAGCCTGCTCACGGCGCGCAGCTCGCACCTGCGCGCCGTCCTGGAGAAAGGCAAGCCGACGTGATTGACCGCGACGAGCTAGTGCAGATGTCGCGCACTTGTCCGACACGCCGGGCATAGCTACCGCCGCGCTGGAAGGGCTGGGGGTGGATGGATAGACACGGAGGGCATCGCCAGTACTACCTGTGCGCGGAGGTCGACGCCCGGATAGCCGAGCTGGAGGAGGCGCTGGCGGAAGCCGTCGGCCGAGCGTCGGAGTTCTTGTCTCACGGCACCTACTACCCTCAGATTCAGTTCGACGAGCTACAACAGTGGCGCGCCGTCCTGGAGAAAGGCAAGCCATGACCTGTACCGAGTGCTCATGCAACCCGAGCGAGTGCCTTGCTGCGTCCGACGGGCAAGGGCGGCGGATTCGAGAGCTGGAAGCCGCGCTGCGCTCAATCAACGGCGTAGTGACCCGAGCCGTCGCGGAGCATGTGCGAGACCCGAGCGCGGACAGCTACGCCGAGGGCGAGTATGACCGTCGCCTAGTCCGCATGCAAAAGGCCGTGACGGCCATCACCCGCGTCACCCTGGAGAAAGGCAAGCCGACGTGAACAAGCCGACCTGGCCGCCGATTAGATGCACGCGCTGCGGCGGCAACATCTACATCGAGCTGATAGACGAAGGCACATCTTGGAATTCGCACCGCGTCGTGGACTGTATCAGTTGCCAGGACTGTGGCGCGGAGTGGGGGCCAGGTGGCGAGCCGAAGGAAACTGCATGGCTTGCGGACCTGGAGGACAAGCCGACGTGACCACCTACTTCTTCTTCTCCAACCCCACCCCGACGATGTTCAGAGACGAATCCGCATGAAGAAACAGAAGATGGAAGCCCCCGACGCCCTCGGTCCGCGCTACGCGAACCTGATGCTGCCCGACACGGTGTACGAGGGCCCCGACGGCGAGGTCGTCGTCGCCCTCGTGTTCACCGAGCCGTTGTCGCCGGCTCCGAAGCGCGTGCACATCATGATCCCGGTCGAGAACATCGCGGCGATCGCGCGCGACATGAAGGCGGCGAAGCGCACGGGACTTGCGCGCCTAGCTCGCCGCGCCGCGGACGCGGCGAGCTCGAGCCTCCCGAGCGACGTGGAGAAGAAGGCGGACAACATCTTCCGCTCGCTCGAGCAGGCGCTCATGGAGCCGGGGAACGTCGGTCGCGAGCGGTACGCGGTCGAGCTCCTGGTGGACGACTCGCATGGCAAGCAAGTCGCGGTCGCCGCGGGCTTGCAGCTCCGAATGCGCGTGGAGTCGTTGCTTCCGGCGTACGACGTGGCGAGCAACGTCTCGCGCAAGTCGCGCTTCTGGGTGGCGACGGTGGGCGCGGTGCGCCCGGGGATCGTCTGAGGTGGCCGGTCTCCACATCAGCAAGTCGCTGGGCTGGCTGGTCTTCTTCGGCTACAGCACGCGCACGAACGCCTTGCCCTCGCCCATCGGCCTCGAGCTCGCGACTCAGGGCTGGATCGAGCGGTACACGGTGCCGAACACCAACCACATCGCGTGGCGCCTGACGCCGGCGGGTCGCGAGCAGATCACCGAGCACGCGAAGACGTGGGGCCTGGACCCCAAGAAGGCGATCAACGAGTGAACCGTCCGATTCTCGACTGTCTCGCGTGCATCGTCCGCTTGGGGTGCAGTTGGCACGGCCTCTGCCGGAGCTGCTACAGTTCCGCGCGCAAGCTGTCCGTGCGCGAGCACCTCACGATCGAGGAGGCCGTGCGCCGGCGAATCGAGGCCCTCAACCCAAAACCGACATCCTATGAAGATGCTACTAGCCCCGTTCCTTCTCCTGCTCGCTCCGCAGTCGACTGACTGGACGCCGCCCGACTACCTGTTGCCGGGCACGCAGGAGGCGTTTCGCATCGTCGACGAGGAGTTGCTCCCGTCCTACCAGCAGGCTCTCGGGCTCTTCCACGAGCGCGCGCGCACGACGACCGAGCTCTACCACGACGACCCGATCGAGCCGGCGACGATCTCGCTGGCGACGGACCGGCTCATGGCGGAGGGGCTGCGGGTCTGGAACCTGATCCCGCAGGCGCAGAAGCTCACGGTGAACGCCGTGAAGCTGCAGACGGTGGTGAAGGCGTACGGCTACGCGCGGCGCGCGTTGCTCGAATCGCTGGACGACGACGATGATAGCGACGACGTGGACCCGCCATCGCTGGGCTTCACGCCCTCGAGCTACCCGGTCGAGTGGACGGACGCGCACGGCACGACGACCGCCATCGCGTCCGCGATCAACGCCCGCGAGGTGCACGAGACGGACGAGCTCGTGGTCGTCTACTGCGCGCAGGGGCGCGTCGACGGGTTCACGATCGGTGACGGGGGCTGGACGCCGACGCCGCAGGCCAAGCCCTGGTGGGACCCGGAGAAGACGCTGGTGATCATCGGGCACCCCGAGGGCACCACGCTCCGCGGTCTCCCGAGTCCCGGCTGGGGCTCGACGGTCACGCTGCAGGAGGGCGGCAAGTGGGAGGGCCGCGTGCACGTCGTCGACCTCGTGGTCGAGGCTTCGGGCTCCAACTGCTTCCAGATCGGGGACTACGGCTCGTCCGAGATCCGCTACATGGAGGACGTCAGCCTGGTCAACTGCGACCTCGTGGCGAACCCGCTCCCCGAGGTGCGCTGCGTCCGGCCGATCTCCGCCAACCAGGTCGACCTCACCGTCGACGGCGTTACCTGCAACATCCCGAATGCCTGGGAGCACTACGGTTACACCCGCAACTGCCGCAAGGTCGTCGTCGCCAACGCCTACGTCTACGCCACCGGCGGTCAGATATGGCAGGACGTCGGGCGCCCCAGCGAGGGCCCCTACCTTGGCCGCGGCCTCATCACCTTCCAGGGCATCGCGCACAACTTCCACCGCGACCCGTCGCGCGCTGGCTCCGGCCTCACCTTCGCCGGCGGCAACAAGGACGTCGTGGTCCGCGACTCGATCATCTGGGACAACCCCGACGAGGACCCCGACCGCGACTTCGGCTACGGCCTCGAAACCACCTGGGACGGGGGCTGGGACAACCACTACGACCTCCCCTCCGGCCGCGCCAACGGCAACGTCCTGCTCGAGGACAGCCTCTTCCTCTCCGTCGCGCCCAACCGCTCGCCCGTCAAGTTCTCAGACTGCGAGTCCGTGACCCTCAACCGCTGCGGCTTCTACTGGGGCGGCTCCAAGACCATCGACATCCGCGACAACGCCCTGCCCTGGAGTGCCACCGGCTGCAACACACCCGAAATCTGGGAGTGGGCCCGCGACGTCCTCCGAGCCGAGGGCCTCGACGACAAGCTCTGGATCCTCGACAAGGACCCGCGCGTCAGGCTCCTCGACCAGAACCTCACCCTCAAGGAGATCGACGAGTACTGATGGACGAGCAGGAGGACCCCATCTGCCCCGTCTGCGACGAGCCCGTGGATTCCGGCCCGTGGGTCCTCCTCAACCGCTACGCCTTCGGCACCGGACGCCACCGATGCATGGCCGAGGGCCGCAACGAGGACGGCGAGTACGACTGGCTCCAGGTCCCCGACGACCCCGACGCGCAGGAGGTCGCCACCGGCAAGGTGCTCCACTTCCCAACCTGCACCCTCCTCTTCTTCGAGTCCCGGATGATCGAAGTCGACTACGAGATGCGAGCCACATGAGAGACCCATCCACACACCCCAAGGAGTTCGTCGACATGCCCGGCAAGACACCGCCCGGCCTCACCTTCACCGACAAGCTCCGCTGGCTCCGCACCCGCGGCGGACTCATTCAGCACGACCTACTGCCAAACAAGACCCGCCAGGACGACGCAAACCCCTGCCACGAAACGACCCCCAAGAAAGGCTTGTGACAACCCTTTGCAAGTCGCATTTCACGCCCAGAGTGGGGGGTACAATCTCACACATCCCGAAGACGCCACGACACGTCTTCTCTCTCGGGGACTCCGCGGCCGGCACCTCTTCGCAGCAGGGGTGTCGGCCGTCTCCATGCCATGAACCGAAGAGCACTCCTACAAGGCGTCCTCGCCACCGCCACGCTCGCATGGGCGCCGCTCAGGCCCCAGAAGAAGCCGAGCCTCGAGTTCACACTCGGACAACCCGCGGCCTACGTCGAGATGATCCGACGGGAGCTCCAGGCCCTGCTCGACGACCGCGCCCAGACCGAGGAGTTCTACGCGAACCTGCGGCCCACGCCCGCCGGCATCCTCAACGCATCCAGCACCGGGTCCCCTCTCGATTCCTGAGCCAAACGGGTCCCCTACGCTTTCCAGAAGGGGTCCCAAGTGAGGGCTTCCAATTTTGAACGCGGGGGCAGTCACCCCCCCCTGGACGTCAGAGCGCGCGCCCCCCGGGCACCCCTGGGTGGGGGGGTCGGCCTCGGCGCAAGGCTGAGCAGGGACGGGGGAGGCACCCCCGCGAGCTGACGCTCGCTCGCTGCGCTCGCTCGCTCCACCGTGGAAGAACGTTCCACGTGGAACAACGCCAGGGGGGGAGCAACACCGCGCCCAAGGCGCACTTCAAGCCCGCCAGCACTCAACGAGGCCAGGGGGCGACGGCGCAAGGGACGGCGGCCATCCCGCCGTTCCCATCTCCCCATCTCTCTCCCTTCGGACCGAGGGGGCGTGCGCCGACTCGACCCGGTGCAACCGTGAGGCTTGTACGCTGGCGGCGCGGCGTAGCTCAAGGGCTGGCTGGCGTGTAAGACTTGAGCAAGCGCGGAAAGAACGGGGGGAATTAGTGTGCGGTCGGGGCTTGATTTCCCCTTACTAGGGTAGCGCCCCGCGTAGTGCTGGGTGCCTTGATCTTGGAGGATCAAACGATGACCGAGCAAACGATGCACGCCACTATCACGGTCGACCGTGTGGTGGAGCTTCTCGAAGACGCCGGGAGCAGTCTTTCCAACCCCGGGCTATGCCTGGCTTGCGGAGAGGATGCCGAGGGCTGCGAGCCTGACGCCCGCGAGTACACTTGCGAGTGTTGCGGAGCGCCGACCGTCTACGGTGCCCAAGAGGTGCTTTTCATGGTGGTGTCCTGATGCGCGCCGAAACCCGAGCCACCATTGCGCAAGACCTTGCCGACTTCGTGCTCGAAGAGCTGGCATCGACCACGCTCCCCGATGACGGAGGCGACGTCGTAGACATGATCGAGCGCATCGCGGAGCACGCCCGATCCCTCGGGATGCTCGACGTCATCGAGTCCGAGGGCGGCACCACGAGGTACCTGACCCGCCCGGCTTGGGACACGTTCGAGCCCGAAGGGGGTGGATGCTGATGGATGCTCAGCTTGCAATGCAGGGGATCCCGGGCTCTATCATCGGGCCCGCCAAGCGTTACCGCTCGAAGGAAGCGGCCGAGCGCGCGGCGTCTGGCCTCGCTCTTGGTGAGCGTGACGGCTGGACGTACACGGCGAAGCGAGTCGGCTCACCGTTGGTGGTCCGTCGCTGGGTCGTCGAGGTGCGCGACGAGCGCGGAGAGTTCGCGGGGTACTGGTCATGACCGCGCAACACACTCCGGGGCCGTGGCGACTGACGACGCTCCCCGAAGGGCGCTGGGTTGAGGTCTACGGCGGCCATCCCGAAGACGACGTGGCGCAAGCTGTCGGCGTTCCCAACGCGCGCCTTATCGCTGCCGCACCCGAGCTACTGGAAGCGCTGGAACGCATTTCGGCCATCGGTGAATGGCTCGATGATGACCAGGATGTCTTCGCTGCGTGCTACCGAACGTGGGTCATCGAGGCTCGCGCAGCTATCGCTAAGGCTAAGGGGGGCCGGGAATGAGCACCCTAACCTGCGAGACGTGCGGCGCGCCCGCCGGGGCTGGCGGGATTGCTTGTCAGCCATGCTACACAGCTAGACTTGAAAGCCTGCTAGCTACGCGCGCATGGCGCGAGAACGCATCAACGCGAGCCGGAGATATGCCCGGCGAATCCATGCTGGATACCGTACAGCGCGAAGTCTCACGTATGCGTAGCGCCGAAACCCCCTCCTAGGGGGTCCGGGAACCGATGGCCGGGTTCCCGCTGATGATGGCAGGCCAACCTACACGCACCCTAGATACGACTGGACATCGAATCATGACCGAGAAGACCTACAACGGCTGGACGAACTACGAAACGTGGAACGTGGCACTCTGGATCGGCAACGACGAGGGGCTCTACAACATGGCCCGTGAAGCCGGTAGCTACCGAGCGTTCACGGGCATGATGCGCGACTGCGAATGCACCGAAACGCCCGATAGCGTGGCCTGGAACGACTCCGGGCTCGACCTGGACGCGCTCGAAGAAATGGTGGCCGAGCTGTGAGACGCCGCTACCCCACTCCCGTAGACCGCCGCCTAGCTCGAGCTACGATCCTCTGGGCTACCATTGCCGGCCTGGTCTGGGCCTTTGCTGCCGGGCTGGTCGGGGGATGGTGGACGCTATGACGCAATACGTTGTTGTCAAACTCGGCGTCTACATGGTCCGTCGCTGGGTCGTCGAGGTGCGCGACGAGCGCGGAGAGTTCGCGGGGTACTGGTCATGATCCCCTTCGAGGAGACCGAAGCGGGCAAGCGCGCCGCAACCATCGCGCTCCATGCTATCCGCGTCAAGGGCTGGAGCCAGGCCATTCTCCAGGCCGACGCCCTGGCTCGGAACATCTATCACCGGCTGCCAAGTGGCGACTACGGCCGGGCCGACGTCCGCCGCGTGGTCGATGCTGCCTTGGACGAGTGCGCGCCCAAGAGGAAGACACCCCACGAGTTCAACACCGCCCTAGTCCTGAGCACGGCTCACATCACCAAGGCCACCGCTGACGCTCTCGAAGCGGACGCGGACACCGTGCCGTGGACGATGCGCGGGACCTACGGCTTCATGGTATGGGCCGAGACCGACGAGGAGCGCAACGGTGTGCACCCCGACCTCGACGCGTGCCTCGATCGCGCCGCCAAACAGGGTTGCCAGTGGCTGCGCCTGGACTGTGACGCGGAGGCCCGCCCCGATCTTCCGACGTACGCTTGGGAGGAGGACAAGCCCGCCTTCTCGTGCGCTTGCCCGCTCTGCGGGTTCGCGTGCTCCCACCCCATCACCGAGCGCCCGTGCGGTCGGTGCGGACGGATGCTCTCCATGGGCCAGCCCCACGAGACCGAGGAGGGCGCGCAATGATCCCGCCCGATACCAACATCGAGCAGGGGCAATCCGCGCTCGACTATCACCGCACGCAAGCGGGAGGCGACAGCGACGACAACCGCTCGAACCTCGTTGACCTGCTCACCGATCTGCGCCACTGGGCACACGCGCAACACATCGACTTCGAGGCCGCCTTGCAGCTTGCCGCGATCCACTTCGAGGCGGAACAGGAGTTCGCATCATGAGCGTGCGCCTGATCTGCCCCGAGTGTGGATTCCACGACATTCGCGAGCTTGTTCCCGTCTGGGTCGATCCCAACGCCCCGACGCCCGAAGCGCGGAAGGCATCGGTCGAGTTCGCTTTCAACCGGCGCGAAGAGCCGGAGGAACCCTACTGGTGCCCCGACTGCGAGGCACGATTCCAAGAGCCGAGCAAGGAGCGACAGGAGGAGCTTTTCTCATGAAGGACGCCGAGAAGAACCGCGACCCCGAACGAGCGCAGAAGCGAGCGCGCGCCGATGCGCGCTGCGCGCTGCGAAAGCTGGGGCTCCTCGACAAGCTGGAGAAGTCCGCCGCCATGGCGAGCTTGCTCGACGACCTGGACGTAGAGGCCGACCCCGTGGCGTCGTTCACTATCACACTTTGGGAAGCTCTCCGTTGAGTCTGCCCGCCTACATGGCCGAGCCGTGCACCTGGTACGAGCGCGATCTTCCCGACCGCTCCGGCGTTGCCAAGTACACCGTTGCAATCAAGGCCCCGGACACGGACCCCGAGCCGCTCTCGCGCAAAGCCAAGCACGCGATCGGCTCGGGCTTCGAGGCTTGGCGGACCGACCTGCTCGGAACTGACCGCCAGTGGGCCGCGCGTATCGCGCGCCTGCTCTGCCACGCTCCGCACTCGCTCACGTTCAACGCTATCACGCTCCACCTAACCGGCCTCAAGCATGGCGCCGACTCAGCTATGGGCAGGGCCCCTGAAGCTGGGCTCTGGCTCGCCGTAGAGCGCGGGCTGATCTGGTGGGCAAACGTTAACGATCACGTTCGATTCGCAAGGCGCCCGATGGGATGGGGTGGATCACCTCCCCGCTCAGCCGGTCGTCAACTCTCTCTGTTCTGATCTTGGAGGATCAACACATGGAAACGATCACGGCAAATATGCCCGCTGAACTCACCAACAACGCGCGCAACTACTCGGGCGAGAAGGAACTCGTCAACCGCCTACAGCTAGTCGTCTTTCGCCCATCCGAGAAGAAGGGAACCGACGACCGTCACGATCAGCGGTTTGTCCGGGCTATTGACGCGCGGTTCTGGATGGGCCGGAGCTCCCAGGCCAGCACCGTGTACTGCTCGGTCTGGATCTACCAGCAGACGACCGGGGGAGGCTTCGACTATCACGGTGGCACCGGATCCGCAGGGGGCTTCGGATATCACAAGGAGAGCGCCGCTCTCGACGAGGCTCTACGCTCCGCAGGCGTGACGCTCAGCACGCCCATTCATGGGGCCGGAGACCACGCGATGGAGGCCGCGCTACGCGCCGTCGCACGCGCAGCAGGCTACGGGCGCTCGCCCCAGGTGTTGCTCGGATGACGCGCATCGACACATGCCGCCGATGCGGAGAAAAGGTGTACACCAAGGCGGAAGGGCGCCCGCTCTGCCTGATCTGCCAGAACTGGGAAGACGGCGAGCAACCGCCCGAGGGCGCGGCCGCCTGTCCGTTCTGCGGATCCGTCTGGCTCGACGCAACACACGCTGGGCAATGCTGCCCGAGTAAGAGGGCAACAACATGAGAAAGCCCAGCCACGCCGAACTCGAGGCCCAACTGCGCGCCATCGATCTCGCCTACACCGCCGCTCTCATCGTCGAGGCCGGGGTCGGGCACTATCAGGACCACCGAGCCCGCCAGCACGAGCACGGGCCCACATGCAAGGCGCTGCGGCTTGCCCTCACGCAAGCGCAGATCGCCTACGCCGAAGGATTCCGAGACCACCAACCGAGCCCCACAAGGAGGAACTGATGCCCGCCGCCGCCGCTCTGACGTCCGTCGAGGACCACATCGAGCAGACCATCGACAACCCCACGCCCGCCAACATCGAGGCCTCACGGCTCATCGTCGCGAGCTTCACTCGCATCGGCTCCGCGCTCGCACTCGCCGCCGAATACATGGACGCGAGCGCCAGGGCCAGCGTTCAAGCCGGCCGCGCCTACCAGGCCAACAGCGGAGAGCGCGAGCGCGTGTTCCTGGACAACTCCGCGACCTATGATGAACTGGCGTCCGACCAGCTCGAAGAGGTGCGGTCGGAACTCCAGCTCACGCGAAAACTCATCCAGGAGGCCGAACAGTGATTGCCGTACGACAAGGCCAAGTCATCACGTCCCGCCCGTGCCCGCATTGCGGCGCGCACTCCTGCGCCCAATTCTCCGAGCACCAGCCCGAGCTCCTCGTCTGCAGCTACTCCAAGAAGGCGCTACCCGCGCAAACCGGCGAGGTGCTGCGCGTGCTCGACCCGCCCAAGAGCTTGGCCGCAACAGCAGCAGGAAGCGCAGCGGAGGCCGCACTGATCCTGTTCGCGATCGCCGTCACCCTCGCTATCATCATCTAGGCTCACCCGGTGCGGATCCTCCAAAACAGGGCGGCGAGTGCCGCGCCGGGTTGCCAATCGAAGCACTTGCCGCCCACCTTTCACCGTTGGGGCGCCCGATGTTGCACCAACCACATCGACCCGGGTTTGCCTTCGGGTTGCCCCAGCGACCATCCACAAGGAAACCCATGCTGAAACACGCCACGACGACGATCGAGTGGACCTACGACGACCAGGCGACCGGAGTCGCACAGGTCGAACAGCAGATCCGCGAACTGTTCGAAGAAGGCGAGCCCGCCGTGGAGCTCGTCACCATCACGACCGAGGTGCGCGAAGGCGAGTAGCCCAAGCGCACGCAACACTCAGGAGTCAGATTGATGCAAGCTGAGAAGACAACCCACCCGACCGTCCACGCCTTCCCCGACCGCGAGTCGTGGCTCGCGCAGCGGTCCAAGGGCATCGGCTCGTCCGACGTGCCCGCAATCCTCGGAGCGTGCTCGCCCACCATGGGCACGCCCTACAGCGTCTACTGCGAGAAGCGCGGCGAGTTCCACGAGGAGGACATCGGCAAGCAGGAGTTCGTCCAGGCCGGCAACTTCCTCGAGCAAGGGATTGCCGACTGGTTTGCGTTCAGAACCGGACGCTCTATCATCCGGCCCGAAGCCTATAGCCACGCGGGCAACAGCCACAAGGTCATCTGGCAGGACCGTGAGCACCCCTTCCTCCAGGCCACGCCCGACTTCTTCCAAGTCGACGTTGACAACCAGGAGGGCGACCGCTTCGAGAAGAAGGGCGACGGAATCTTGGAGACCAAGAACGTCGGGTTCTTCATGTCGAAGGACTGGGATCCCAAGACGGGCAAGGTCCCGCTCCGCGTGCTCACGCAACTCCAGTACCAGCTCGACGTCACCGGGCTCCAGTGGGGCACCGCCGCCGGGCTCATCGGCGGCAACTCCCTCGTGTGGGTCGACCTCGAGCGCAACGAGCGCTTCATCGGCGCGCTGCGCAGGACGCTCGAAGCCTTCTGGCGCAACGTCGAGAAGGGCAACCCCCCCGGCGTCGACGGCGCCGACAAGACGTGGAAGGCGATCAAGGCGCAGTTCACCAAGGAGACCGGCGAGGCCAAGGACATCCCCGCCTCGCTGATCTCCGAGCTCAACGAGGGCGCGCGCATGGAGAAGGAGGGGAAGGCCCTCAAGAGCAAGGCGCGGAACGCGATCTGCGAACACCTGGGCGATGCCACCTACGGCACCGTCGACGGTGTGAACGTCTGCCAGTGGAAGGAACAGAACCAGGCCATCATGGTGTCGTCGGGCACGCGGCGCGCGCGCGTGTTCCGCGTCCTCGGCGCAGGCGGGGACCTCTGATGGCGAAGAAGAAGCGCAACTACAAGAAGGAGTACGCCGACTATCACGGCAAGCCCGAGCAGATCAAAAACCGCTCGAAGCGCAACCAGGCCGCGAGGAAGAAGAACTGCCCGAAGGGGCAAGAGGTTGACCACAAGGTCCCGCTCTCGAAGGGCGGGAGCAACAAGGGGAAGAACCTCAAGTGCGTTTCGCGCAAAGCGAACAGGAAGAAAGGCAACAAGACGAAATGACCGAGCAGAAACAGACACCCAACCCGAGCGCCGCGCTCGCCGCACACTCCGTGGGCGGGCACGGGATCGCGATCAACAACATCGACGAGCTGATGCGTTTCGCGAAGCTCATTCACGCCTCGCGCATGGCGCCCGACTCGCTCGACACCGTGGAGAAGATCGCCGTTGCCCTCGAAATGGGCCTCGAGATCGGAGTCCAGGGAATGCAGGCGCTCTCCGGCATTGCCGTTGTGAACGGACGCCCCACCGTGTGGGGAGACCTCGGAACAGCCCTCGTTCTTCG